AAAGCGCGTTGGCGTTTCCGGGCCTTACGATTCAATCACTTAGAAATATTTCACAAAAAGTGAACAGAAGTACTTGCGCGTTCACTTTGAGTGGACTACAGTTTGCTCACTGGGCGGCAGCAGCCTCCCTCCAGAATCCCTAGAATAGGACGCCGCCATGAACCGCAACGAAGTCGCCACCGCAACCACCTCTGACCTGGTCAAGTTCTACAACTCCAAGCAGGATGCGGCTGGCCAGATCAAGAAGTTCACCAATCGCGAAACGGCAATCCGTCGCGTTCTGGGGCTGATCGATTCGCTGGCGGTGGAAGGCGACGCGGCAGACGCCGAGCTGGTTCAGATCCAGGCCCCGGAAGTCGTTGAAGAGTTCACCATCCCGGCACAGGAAGAAGATGCCCCGGTGCGCGACTTCTCCCCGGCCACCGCAAGCTTCGGTATGACCATCACCGCCAAGCACGTGCCTGGCCGGGCCACGCAGGAACAGGCCCCGGCCGAAGCCCCGAAGAAGACCGGCAAGACGCGCCTGGCTGAGCAGGGTGGCTCCTCGCCGAAGCCTGCTGCGGCCCGTCGTTCAAACGCCACCGGCATCGCGCTTTCCTGGTTGAACAAAGATGTGTACGCCGCGCGTGTGACCCGGAATGGCGTGCTGGTGTCCGTGAACGGCGCTCCTGCGCAGGAATTCACTTCCACTAAGGCGGCGTTTGAAGCGCTTGACCTGCCCATCGTCAAACACATCCGCTTCCGTATGAAGTTGAAGGCTGAAGGCCAGCAGGCAATCGAGCACGGCGGCAATGTCTACAAGTTCGCCATCATCTGAACCAAAAATCAACCATCTAGATAAGGAGATTCAAATGGAAAGTAACGAAAAGAACAAGCACAGCAACAAGACTGACCCGGCCTGGATTGTGCTGCTCATTGTCGCCCTCATCATCCTGCTTTCGCCATCGCAGGAGGCCAAGGCGCAGACGGTGGACATCACACCGGACGATCTCATCAGCTACGGGGCTCTGCGCGACGGGCAGGACATCCCAGCGCTTCGGGCCAACCTCTCTGAAGAGACGCTGCGAAAGGTCGCGTTCTACCACATCGGTCCTGACGGAACTTTGGCACTCACAGCCATCCCGTGCGGAACCGGGCGAGGCGCGTTCTTAGTTACACCCTCAAACGATGTCGCGATTGGGTGTTACGTCGTTCAGGACGGCTTGGCTGAGGTGGTCATGCACACTGGACAGAACTTCTTAGTCGGCTCTTCTTCGCTCAAGCTTACCAAATTCGGCTTTCGCATCGCCCTTTTTGGAGTGGTGGAATGATCGGCGTGGCTGGAGTCGCATTGTGGTGCATCTTCCTGCTTATCATCGCCGCGATGGTCGGCGCATTCCTCCGCGTTTGGAAGTGCCCCAGGCGTCGCGGCGGCCACCGTTGGAAGGTCGTCAGCGTGGTAGTCGGGGCTGAGATGATCCGCGAAGACCAGGAGTGCACCTGCTGCGGTCGCCGCGAGTCGAATTGGTACTGAAAATAATTTCAGAAATTTGTGAAATATCGCTTGCGGAGTGAGTTGGGTGTCGCTACTATAGATTCATCGGAAGGCAGCCAGCCGACCAACTCAGAATAGGTAGAGCGGAAATGATCGTTGAATTCGCATTCGATAACGGCCACACCGAACAGTACACCGTCAAGACTTTGGAAGAGGCGTATTCCCATTGCATCGCGACGTGGAACAAAAGTTGTTCCAGCGACGATATGGCAGAGTTCCGCGTGGGCTGCGCAGAAGACCTCAACAACGCTGGTGTCTGTCACCGTATCATTCTTGATTAAAGGAGTGTTTATGCTTGTTCACATCGATTTTGACGAGCTCATCTTGACTGGTAACATCAATTACTTTAACTGAGAGCAACAATGAACCATCCAGCGTTCAAACCTCTTCGCCGTCGAGCCCTGCTATCATTGGGCTTGGATATCTTCAACATCAAACCTGGAGCAAAAGTTCAAATGGCAAGTGCGTCGCGCGGCAAGATTGTCGCAGAAGTCGAATCGTTCAACACCGGACTTGAGCAGTTGGAGGCGCTGGTCGGCCACCTGCCATTGTTCATCACCGCCGATCCTGCGTTGGAGAATCTGGCGCGCGATATCGAAACGCTTGATGGCATCGCCGCGCAGGCGACGGCCCTCAGCACTCTGGCGAAGTCTATCAAATCGATGCAGGAGAATTGAGGTGGCAGGCGAACACGGCGACATTTCTGGAATGGTCCGCAAGTTCATCGAGGTCCTGGAGTAACAGACGTGCAACTGCTCACCGTCTCATTGGACACAAGCGCAATGCCGGCCGGCACTATCTCGGCATTGCGCAACCTCAACATTCTGTTCCTGACAGAGCGTTTGGACATAAAGTCCATTCGAAATTGGGATGTATCCAAGAGTTCAAAAGTGGATTATCTTATTGATCCAGAGCCAAACGGCGATGGCTCTCCGGTTGACGATGAAGAGGCTAAAGCTGACTTCCTCGCATCCATCTCACTTGCCATAGATTTTGAGGTGTAATGTGGATACCAAAGAAAACGGTGAAGGCGTTCCGTATGATGCATGGACCAAAATCGCGGCGGTCCTGCGCGTCGATCCTTTCCCGATCGATCAGGTGATTGCAAAGGCGCGTATCGTGATGGCAGAGAAGGGCAGCACTTCTGATCAGTCTGTTTTGACTGCCGCGCGACGACGTTCGCCTGAGCTGGTGGCAATCGAACATTCCGTTCAGCTCGCCCTGCTGTCTCACAACGCCAAGGTGGCGGCATCTCCGGAATCGCGCGCAGAGTTTGAGCGCCTGTGGTACGCTGCTGTTGATGGGCAGGGTGAGCACGCGGATAGCGTGGAGCGGAAGAGGGCGCAGATTGAGCGTGAGATTGAATTGGCGAACGCTTCGAAAAAGGCCAAGCGCCGTCGTCTGTGGTTCACAATCGGTTGGGTTTGCGCCTCTCCATTCCTCGCCTACCTGATGGGATTTGGTATGTCAACCGCTGCACGCGCCCAGGACGTACGCGGTTATGCGAGCGTAGCCCCCAGCAACGAAGCGGCAGGGCGCGCAGGCCAATGCGCGGTGCAGGGAAAGGCGGCAGCGCATGCGGTGCGGCTATTTCAGGCCGGCGCACCGGAATCCCAGGCGCTGATGGAAGTTGGCCATATCGATCCGCACGCCGCGACAATCGTGAACGCTATCTATCGTAATATGAACGCTAAGTTCATTAAGCCTGAGCAGGTTGAATCAGAGTATATTCGTCGCTGCACTTTCTGAATAACCAGTAACACCACCCAAACGAAAGGCGCCCTAGTGATAGCGGCGCCTTTCTCATATCCCAAACTAGGTGTCCGGCCCTCCAGATTCCTCCTGCCCTAGGATTCCTCTGGAGGGCGCGCGACTGGGCGATTCATCCGGCGGGAAGCCGGATCAACCCACCATAGGTCACCCAGCCGTGGACGCTTGCGAACCCGTTTCAGGCTCTTGTTCCGCCTTCCCGCTATCCCGATAGAAGTCCTCAAGGCTGCGGCCTGAGCGAGTCTTGCCATTCTCGTCAACGATGGTGATAGAGAGCATCACATTCAGCTCCTTCATCGCGGCGATGCGGGAGGCCTCCTTGGCGAAAGGGTCGCGAGCCAGAGAGATAATCTCATGGACTGCGATATTTGGATTCCACAAGTCCTGCGGCTTAACCTCTGCAAGACGGTCGCGCAGGCGTGAAACCACGTATGGATTAAACTCCACCGCCAACATACGCCCAATGCCCAGTGAGCCTTCGGACATCTCCAAAGGGAATGCTTGGCGGAATGCGACGCTGCTATGAAATCCGTGGACCCGAAGCTCAGTATAACGGTTGTATTCCGTATCATGCGCGATTGCGAATGATAGCTTGGACATTTCGTTTGGAAGGGTATCAGGTTCCATTGGGATAACAATTCGCTGATGTAGGCGGTGGAGCCGCGCCAAGTATATGTGCGGGAGTGATCGCCGTCTAGCGCCTTGTGGGAATAGGAACGCCCCAACCTATGGTGTCCAGTGCCACGCGGCGGGACAGGTTGGGGCGGACGTACGTCGAAGGGTAGAGATTGGCCAGCGCGTGTGGATTGCGTGGCAGGAATCGCGCCCTTTATCGCAGGGCGAAGGCGGGCTCAGTAGAAGCCAGGGTTATCGCTGGATATGGCCTGCATGATGCGGGCTTTGGTGTCTGTATAACTATTCCGAGACCAAAATGAATAATCCTGGTTTGCCATCGAAACGTAAGTTCCACTAATACCATCAGGATTTGAATAACCATTTGGTTGCGCCCTCCATCTTGGGTACAGGCAGCTGATTTGATCCACGCGCACAAGGGTAGGTGCACCATCTGCGTCAGTCAACTCAATGAACTTCATGGCAGCGCCTCCAGCATCTCAACAACGGTCACAAACTTCTCGCACACCTCAATCGATCCACGGCCAACAACGTTGACGCATGCGCTGCATTTGCGCTCAAGACTCTTATCCCAAACCTGGTCAAAATCCAGAGAAGGCGTCACATCAATGATGCTTTCTGCGTTTATCGCGATAGGCGTCCCATTGGACCCGGTAAGCTTCAAAATCTTCACAGACTCTTCTCCTGAAAACAAACCCCAGCATTTACGCCAGGGTTTGTTGTGGTTTTTGGTGACTCAGCCTTAATCCCTGCGAACTGTCGCCTGTTGCTCTGTGCTTTCAAAGGCGTTCGCAATTCTCCACGCCTCATCTTCTGATACAACTTCACAGACGGTGACGCAGCTGCTACTATGAGTCCGCTCGCAGCCACCTGGGCCATCTGAAGTGGTGTGCGGCCCTGTCCATCTCGTTACAACATATCGCGTGACTGGGCGAACTCGATATTCAATCGATGGGTAGTTATTGTCCACTTGAAACCTCCAGACCCCGCAGGGTCAAATATACCACTGATCGCCGTGGTCGCGTGACTTGAACTATAAACGATATTCAAGATTGTATATGTTCAGGTAAACCCTTTCTCCTGCTCATCAGCGAGTTGGTCGGCGGTCTTGCCTTCTCTTTCCTTCAGCTTCTGCTCAAACATATCGACCATCATATTATCGCGCCGAATGTCAGCAGCTTCTAACACCGGCCTGCCGATCAACTCCATCACCGCGCGGTTGTGCTCTTCAATGGCGTCCTGCGCCAATCGCTCTTTGTTCTGGATGAGGCCGCGCAGGATGTTGGCTTGCAGCTCACTGTTGATCGCGACGGTCAAACGGTCTGGCGCCAGGTTCCGACTCATGACTTAATACCTTTGCTGTGGATCCCTGACTTAATCTCGTCGTGAAACTGCAACATCAAGTTATCGGCGTGTTCATGCTGGCCATACAGATTGACGTCACTCTTGAATCGTGCGAATGCCTTATCAATCTGAGCGCGGCCATACTCATTTCGAACACGGACAAACTCAGGGTCAGTGGACGCGATGCCATGCAGTGTATCACCAGCCTTCTTCAAATTCTCTTCGCATTTGTCCAGCGTGTTTTCATTTGCATTCTTGCTTTCATTTGACATCACAGAATCCTCTTCAATGGAGTCGCGATAATACCCGGCTTCTCTGCGGCAGGCTTTCCACTGGACTTCTTCGCATCCACAACAAACCCTTTGGATGTAAGCATATTAATCATGTGGTTGATCTCATCCAATTCACTGTTGTGATATGAGACGTGACAAATCTCAGCGGCAGCATCTTTCAGCTTCGCATAGGAGACGCCCACCAACTTTCCATAAGCCTTCATCTGGTGAGAGTTGAGTGATGTGATGCTATACGACTTGTCACGCGCGCTGCCATAGATGCGCGTCGGCACACGAAACTGCGGCTTAGCGTTTGAATCAAGGAAGCAGATCAGGGTGATGCCGCGCCTTTGGCCTGACCGCATGTTGATCGGCAGGAAGTGGACGGTGAAAATTCCACGATGCTCGCTCTCTTTGAACTCAGGGAATTCTGTTTGGAATTCGAACTTTGGGGCATCCTTCTTTTCCATACAGATTGACTTGTTGGTGATCGCGATGGATACATTCCCACGCTTGTTGATAGTCGCCTTCTTCGCCACGTTGTTAATCCTCAATCGGTTGGTTGTTAATGTATTGGTCAATTGCTGCTCGCATTTTGGTTGCGTCTTCTTTGTTCAGATGCACACCGACAAATTGGCCAGGGTGTTGGCCGATTCCACCAAAATGAATTTGTACGACCACCCTCCCATTGTTGCCATTTTTGACAACGACATTATCAGGTGGGAATGCGCGGCATTCAATCTTCATTCTAATACTCCACTGTCAAGAAACTTGTTGACCGCCGCGAGTAGTTCACGGGCGCCTTGTTCATTCAATATGATGTTCGCGCTATCCGACTCGATCGCAATGTCAAGCACCTTAGCGCCATGCATTGAATTTGAGTTAATCAAGATTTGATCGCCTGGGGTCATTGCGCATTCAATTTTCATATTATCAGCTCTGTCGGTTATGGATGCAGCGATACGCCGCTCCCGTTGAGTATCGCCAAATATCAATGGACTAGCAATATACAGTGAACGATTTGAATATCTGAGCATATACGCTTGACTGACGCCGCGCCTCTGGTGGTGCGGTGGGAGGCCCGACCTCTAGACCGGCCCTAATACACAACGAGTGGTGTTCTCCTGGCCTCGCAGCCCGTGCGTCGGACGGTGGTAGCGCTGTGGTGGGCGCGTGGCTCCTAGCGTGGGTTTCGGTGAACGTGTGAACTAGCGATCTGAGTGAACGTTCTTTGGCTTTACGCCGCAGTGGTTGATGGGTTGTTCTGGGGTTGTTCTGGGGTTGTTCTGGGGTTGTTCTGGGGTGATGGTTGGGTGGTGACCGATCTATTTTGAGGGAATCTCCTGCGCGAGATTTCGCGCTAGCACCTCAGGTGCGTAGACTTTGACCATTACGGCATGCCGCGAGTTTTAATTAATTTCGGTGAGCTTCAGCGCATTCCTTATAAATCAAGCACTTAGATTTAAATACGCCGCAAGGTGATTTAACTTCGGACCAGTTCACGCTGCCGCAATTTATTCTAAGTCCTTGATTTCTATATCTTTATAGACCTGTTTACCTATTTAATTACTTTAATTATAGAGAAATAGATATACCTGCCTCGTATACGCGCTCGCTCATACGCGCTCGCACTCGCTACCTCCTCAAAAAACGTTTCGTCCGCGTTATTTATTATTTAATCCGAAATACACTGATTTTCTTCATAGATTTCAGCAACTTAGAATTAATCGCGGCGCCGAAAATTGTCCGTATTTAATACGGATATCGAACGGACTCGCGGCTATCTCACGCGCTTTAATAAAAACGGCCTGCAAATCCCGCCCAGGATCGCAAGCCGTTTGCCAACCCATTTAAACCTCCCTGCGACTAGAAAGCGTCGCTCCTCTTAGATTTTCCGCCACTAGACTGCTCAACCGGCTTGCCCTTGCCAACCGTCACATATCCTTCATCATCCGCGCCAACACCCTCAACAAAGTCCGCCCACTCAACCTCACCTTGAACCTTCGAAAATAGATATCCTCTCTCACCCCTGAACATCGTGCTTTCACCGCCAAGCGACTCCACCCTGCGTTTGACATGCTGCGGAATGAACCTTCCCTTTCCTTTCGCGGCCTCATGAAGCGCATTCAATAAATCGGCGAACGTCATCCAAACGCCAAACTTTAGCTGAGGTCTGCCGCGCTTCGCTGCCTGCTCCTCATCTCTAGACACAAATGTAGTTGCAACCAACCTTAGCGCGGCCGGCAAGAAAGTAGAAACATCATCATCCTTCACAGTACCGCGGTTGTTTTTCATCTCCTCAGCAGAGAAGTCGGCGACCTTTCGCACAAGTTGGTTCACAAACTTGATGTAGCCCTCCATCTTATGCCCTTCCATCCAGGCGCGACACTCTGACATAATCTGCCAAAAGTCATACCTGAAGTTTGAAAGGTCCGCGACAAATCCAGGCTTATGAATCACCTTGCCATCCCGATCAAATCCAGTCGCGGCGACAAACAACGGGTAGAACCGTCGATTCCCAGTTTCATCGCGTTGAAGGCCGGCATACTCGTTGCCGTCCATCATCATGATCCATTGGCGCGCCTGCTTAATCGTCGCCTCATACTTAAAGTCGAATCCATCAACCTGCCGCGTCGTGAAGTCTTTAACTTTGGTCATTTCAGCCTTGTTAAAGCCGACCATTTCTGCGACGTTCGCAATCACGCTATTGCCGGTGATGTCGCGTAGGAATGCCACCTTGTCACCACTCATGTCCAGCGGCATCGAGTCGGCATTAGGATCGCCCAACACTTCCTCGCAGATCAGCTTGCCCATGTATGACTTGCCGCTGCCTTGCTCGCCGAACATCGCCATCACCATTGGTGCGAGGCATCCAGGCGTCATAATTCGGTTGTAAAGCGACAGCCAGAAGTACCGGGAGAACTCACGATCAAGCGGAGTATCAAACGTTTCAAACGTCCGGTTGATATAGTGTTCTGCCCGATCCTTTTTATCCCACTCCGGAATCATTAAGTCGAACCGCTCAATAAGCGAATTCCTACGGCGCTGACGAGCGAACCGTTTGAGAATATCTTCAGTCTTGCTGATCGGTGGCGCGGCGAGCTGCAACGTGACCAACGCCTCAAGCAATGGCTTGATATCGAAGTCTTCGCCAATCGGCTCACCGTCCCACCCAATCGTGCACCCACGGAACGTATCGAAGTGCGGCCCTTCATCGCCGAATATGCAGTACATCGCATCCAGCATGTTTAGGTCGGTGCTCATCGGGATAACGACTTGATTGCCACCAGCTGTCTTCACTGTGAACTCTTTGAAGTCAACCGGGGCGTGCAGTTTGAACGCCTTTGCCCTGGCGACAATATCGGGCACCTCACGGCGAATGCGCGCCTGCTCCTCTTTCAACGCGTCACGCTTACCGCTGATTGATGCAATCGTTGAATCGGCCTTCTCGCGGGCACTCTGCAATAGCTCATCATCTCCTGCATCGATGAATCCTAGATCGCCAAATCCATTGGCGCCGAGTTCGGCAGCGGCATCGCTCGCCGATTTTCCGCTCTTACCACTTTGGGACTTACCCTCTTTCTCAGTCATGACAATTCCGGTTGTTGTGCAGCGAAGGCACGGTTGGCCTCTTCAAGTTCTTCAATAATTTGGGGCATTACGATTTCGTCAATAAACGCGTGCCACGTGCGCTTATTGTCTTTGCGGCAGGTGTCGTGACCGCATCCGAAGACAAATTCGACTTCGGCACCGGGAATAGGGCCGCGAAAGTATGCGCCGAACGGATCGCCGTTGTGGTGTTCGCTTCCCCACGGGCATTGAATGCGGAACTTGCCACTCATATTCATCGAGACGGCGCCGCCGCTGCCCTCTCCCATTCCGGCCTTGGACAAAATATCCTCTGCCATACGCAGCCATACGTGGTCAATTGCCAAGTCTTCTGGATCAACGTCAAACTGCCTCTTTACCGGCATAACGATCTGGTATTTGAACGCTGAGGCGATTTCCTCTGGGCTATAGCGATGCAGCGGCCGGAAGTAGCGCAGGCGTACGCGGAACGTGCCGCCAGACCCACCGTCGCCACCTGCAACCGGGTACTTATAAGGTCCGTCCGGCGATACCCGCTTGTTGTTGATGCCGCACGGCATACGGCCATAGCGTGAGACGTCCTTGATGGTGTTGTCGCCGCCCTTCTTCAGCACGGTGTCTACGAAGCCGCGAATGAACGCTTTGAAATGGGCCATCGATGGATCTGGCTTGTCCAGGAAGTACCACACTTGAAAGTTGTCTGGTGATGTCTCAACGACCGCAGTTGGCGCGAGCACTTTCACCAGAGACTCAACTGTCAATCCGCCTTTCGATCCTTTGCCAGTGCCGATGTCATCGACCATGAGCGCGAGGCCGTGCCCAAATGAGGCTTCGCCGCGCCAATAGCGCATCGTCCCGTTTTTCGGGTTAGGCGTTTTGATAGATGATGAAATACATACGTAGCAGTTTGCATTTGGGTCGATGAACTTGCCATCGCGCCACGGGACTGGCCACCACCCGCCGTTGACTTTCTTACCGTGCACATCGGTTTGAACCGTTGCCTCTCCGGCATAGCCTGCCATGATCCGCTCATCTTGCGGCAGGCCTTTTGACAACTCACGCAGGAACGTTTCTGCAAGCTCTATTTGCTCTTTCGGGTTCACTCTAGTTTTCTCCGTTGGGCGTCGGGTTGGGCGAGTATAACGCCGCGTTAAGACCAAGATCACGCGCCAATCTCTTCCACTCGCTTATCCAACCCAAACGATAGCGTACTTATGAGATTCGTAGTGAACGACTCACCGCTTGACGTGCATCGCGGCACACCCTACTATCGCAGCCATTGACAACGCGAGGCGCAGAATAGCCCAATGTATTACAGAATAATCAGAACCGGTTGCACCAAGAATGTGAAGCCATTCCAGTCAAGTCTTGAGACGGTCGATGGAGTCGTCACAGTGACGAGTCCTGCCGCGACGTTCTTCAATGGGATGGATATCACTTCGGTTATGCTATGGGCATTGCGCAACCAATGCCGCGTGAACGTTCGCCATTCCAAAGATGCAGATTGGACGCGCTTGCAGTCGTACGAATACTAAACCAATAGATTATGGCTCCATGCACCAATGAACTTCATCCGTCGCCTGGCAATCACGCTTGGCGTCATCAAATCCAACAACGCAGATAGGTATCACCGTGAAGATTAAGATGCGTCACACAAAGATGGCAAGGTCGGCAGTTCGCTCTAGAGGGCGCATCCTTGGTAGAGAGTTCACCAAGCGTGTTGAGACTGGAATCATGTCATACACTCCAGATATTGACGTGTCCTCGATACGGTCTATCTACATTTGGCACAGCAAGTTCAAAGGGGTCCACTAGTGAAAATCGAACGCGGACACATCAAGCCAAATACGACCCTGTACCTCAGCAGGCCATTTGAGAAGGTGCAGAAAATCGTCGTTGCGACTGCGCCCAAAAAAGACAAATACGCAGGCGTCCAGTTCACATATGTGCTCGGTGAAGGCCCCCAGCTCCACCTCAGAACGGCATGTCTAGGCGACCTTGGTGTTACCGGTTATGCATATGACGACCGGCCCTGCCAGATCCACGCGACGCGCGAAGAGGCCGACGCGGCACACCAGGCGTCAAAGGACTGGCTACGCAAGCCGAAGGCTCTTACATCCGATATCCGAAGGGCTGGTAAGAAGTATGGACATTGAATACGTCATCCCATCAGAACGCTGGCGAGATGACGTTATGCTGCTTCGCGAGTCGCTTGGGCTCAATATGCCAGACGCCTGGAACCTGCTTAAAGAGCATGGAAATCCTGACGCCGCATATTTGTCGTTCACTGATAAGTCGGCGAAAGGCAATCAGAGATGCCCAAAGGAATCGTAAAGGCATACCGCGCAAGCCTGCGCATAGGCACGCGGATGCCGGGGCGCTATCCCTGCCGCTGCTCGGCGTGCGGGCGGCGCCGGACCCTACGGAAGCAGCCGGGCGAGTACCGCACGGCTCCACGCTGCAAGAGCCGTTGCAATCCCGGCACCCTGCGCATCGACTGGTATCGGATCGCCGCAGAGTGGCATGCACGACCCTGCACGTGCGATGAGTACACCTTCCCGCACGCCCGTGGTCGCGGCTACTGCAAGCACAACCCAAAGATATCGATAGATGATAGAGAAGAAAGGTATGACCAAAGGAGATGGGCGTGAATGCACCGCCTAAGCCTGCGCCTGTAGAGTTCACGCCAGAGCAACGCGCCGCGATGGACCGGGCACGGAAGCCACAGAAGCACCCGCTTCGCTGCAACATTGAAGGTTGGCTCAAGAAGGAGGCGCCATATCGGGAGAAGATCACGAAGCGCAAGTGAGCTGATCGATTTGTGAAAGTTCCCGACGAACCTGAAATGACCGTTGACACCAAAACCCAAATCCGTGGAAACTGCCAGTGCTGCGGTCGCCAGCATGCCTATCAGCGCGGCGCCATCGCCAAGCACGGCTACACCGTTGATAACGGTTACTTCAACGGCGTCTGCACCGGCAACCAGTATGAGCCGATTCAGTTGGATCGCAAGATGACCGACACCATCGTGGCAATGGTCCGTGGCCAGGTCGCAGACGCACGTTCCAGGGCCGATGCCCTGGAGTCTGGCAAAGTCAAGTTGGGTATGGTTCGCCAGCCTGGCCAGATCGTTCGCCGTGGCGTTGAGCCGGTGATGGTCGAGTTCTCAACCCTTCGTTACTGGGAGCAAATCGACGCGTTGACTTCGGCCGTGTGGCAGTTGCGCAGCCGCGCAAACTCTGGTGAGAGCTTCGCCAACCAGATGGCTGGCTTGGCTGACGCGCTTCACGGAAAGCCGCTGATCGAAGTTCCCGTTGAATCCGGTCCTGCTCCGATCCAGTATGGCGAGAAGCGTATTGACGCCTACGGCGCCGTAATGACAGTCAACCGCATCGACCGTGGTCGCGTCTACTGGCTGCGCGAATCAAATGGCAAGAGCCAGCGCGGCTGGACTGGATCGGCCGCTTGGCGCCGGTTTGAGCTTTCCAAGTGAACAATCGGCCAAAAGGAATCCTGAAATGCCAAACGTCCTGAACTACCCGTTCAAACTGAACTATCCATCTGGCAAGTTTCAGTTCATCAGTGATAAGCAGGCCGCGACGCTTCTCGAAGAGGATCAGCTGGAGGTGTTGAACGCACTCCAGCCAGGCCAGACCTTCACAGACATCGACGGCGACCAGTGGCAGCGCGTCGCCAGCTGAAGCACGCAACACGCAACACGGCTTTCTATTGTGCAACTAACAAGGAATATCGAGATGACCGTTGACGAATTGATCGCAAAATTGCAGGCTGAAAGTGACAAAGGGCGCGGCTCACTGCAAGTCCGATACAGAGATTGGAGCAATACAAATCAAGAGTGGTTTGAGGGCATCGATTGCGTTGATGTTGGAGAGGACATAAACAGCGACACAATCATCACGCTAGTCTGAATGCCTGCTAATACGCCCTCGCCCAAGAGGGCGTATTATCGGAAACTAGAGCCAGCAGAGGGATTCAAGTGGACAGAGATTATCACGAAGAACAGATGAGTCGCGATTTCCCAGAGCTAATTCGAAACGAACTTGGTGAAAACGCATACCAGTTCAAAGAAAGGATCACGCGCGATCATATCAAGCCTGCGCTGGAGATTATTTTCATTAAGTCTGAACTTGATATGACCGGAGAGCAGATGCAGCGATTCCAGAGAGTTCTGGCCGGGATTGATCGCCGTTTCGATATCGTCATGCGCCGCAGAGAGGCTGTGAAATGAACGTAAAACAAGTTAGTGCGTGTGCAGACGAGTTTGAGGATGGCAGTCTTCTCGCTGTTGACATTCCGGTCGCGAAAGTGATGCCGGGTACGGCCAACGTGCGCCTTACGCTCAACGGGATTGACCTGCCAGTTGGCACGCCCCTGTACTATAAGCGCGAGTCATACCAGCAGCGCGCCCACAACTGGGCAATTGAGGCTGTTGGGCCGTCGCAGGCCACAGACGTGCGCACGCGCATGGACCGCTTCATTGAGGAGGCCATCGAGCTGGCGCAGTCAACCGGGTACGACCGCGAGCGCATCGCCCAGCTGGTTGAGTACGTCTATGGGCGCCCGGCAGGCGAGCCTGTCCAGGAGCTGGGCGGCGTCTCGATTACGCTGGCGTGCGTCGCCTCCGCTATGGGCCTGAGCCTTGAGGTCGCGGCCGAAACTGAGTACGTCCGTGTCAACAGGCCGGAAGTGATCGAGCGCGTTCGCGCAAAGCAGCATGACAAATCCTCTCTTCACGAAGTCAGCCCACTGCCGCGCGATCCGGAGGGTTCAAAGTGAACGCAGACGACATTTGGCTATTCAAAGAGGCGGTCAAATACTTTGAATTTAACGCCGATACGCACACCAGTGGATGCGCCGAAAGGCAGGCAAAAATTGCAAAAATGAAAAATGCCATCAAGCGGTTCGAGTCCAGGCAACAAGATTGCGCCCAATGTGAAATGAAAATAGTTGGCCATCTGTATCGCGTTGTTTGCTCAGAAGATGAAATGTCTCGTGATTGGTCTACGCCTGGTGTCATTTTCTCACCGGCACCGGCGGTTGAAGAAGGTCTATGCACACTGCCTGATATGAGAAGCGGCGGAATTCAGTCGATGAATATCTATGCGAAGGTTGCCAAGTGAACACAATAAACATTCTAGATGCGTCTGACTTCAAAACAGAGATTCAAGCAAAACGCGTCTTGGTTGACTTCTACAAAGACAACTGCGCTGGTTGCACGATGCAGGCAAAGGCTTTGGGTGTTGTCGAGGAGACGCTGAAAGACCTTGATATCACCATACTGAAAGTGAAAATGGAAGATGTTGGTGAAGACTTCTTCATCAGCCTTGGGCTGAGACAGATGCCGACAATCGCACTATTTCTGCATGGTGAAGAAGTTATTCGCGTTTCTGGATACCACAGCCCAATTGCAATTTCCAGGTTGATTTACGCGCATCTTATTTCAATCACTCTGTGATAGTATGAGCAACAAAGACGCCCCATTCAACGAGTTCATCGCGGAGATGCGCAAGCTTGATCCGCACTTCGCGCCGCGCAAGTCCATAAACAAATTGCGCGCGGCCTTCACAGCCGGAATCAAACACGCAGAGAAGACAGCAAGCGCGCAGGCGATGACGGATAATTCAGAAGCACAAGAGGCCCAAGCGCCTTGCCACCACAATTGGAAGCGTGTTCCATCAGAAGATGGCGCGTTTGACGTCGTTTATTCATGCACAAAGTGCGGAGAAGAATCGTGAACGAAACCAAACCCTCAATGGAGCGACCAATAATCTTTCACAATGCACTTTGGAAAGAAGGGTGTGACCAAAAAAGTAGGGGATACATGCGCATGCTTACCCAGACATGGGCCACCGCAGATTCCACAGAGTTGAAAGATGCTTGTGAGGCAGGCGTTCTGGCGATACTTCGGGGAGGCGCAAAGCCCGCGCCTGAGATGTCGCCCGACTTCACAGACACCGCGCGCGCGGCAATCGCATGGGTGCTATGGCATCACCAGGGCGACAGCAGCGCCATCGGACAGCCTCTGCGCTACGCGCTTGGGATGGGTGATCACGAAGAGCTGAGCGCGAAGCAGATCAGCGAAGCAAAGCGCTATGCAGCGTTGGTCGGCGCACGAACCGATGACTTCAAGCAGCCTGCGCCTGCTGCTGTGTCGGTTGATCTACTGCGCGATGCTGAGCGCTATCGGCGGCTTAAACAAAAACCGCAATCGTGGATGCTGGAATATATGAAAGCGTCGCGCCCTCTAGGCAAAAGCCTAGATGAAGCCCTTGATTCCACCCACACCCATCCGGCAGCGACTTTAGAGGAAGAAGACATCCTGGCCGATCGACGTAGACGGGTTATTGAATCTCAGCGGATTAGAAACTCAGGGCGCAATGGTGCAACGAAGGAAAGTGAATCGTGAACAGAAAAGGCAGCAACCCGCCTGCGCCGGTCGGAAAGCGCCCACAGATACCGCCAAACCCGCCTGCGCCACCAATACCAGGGCCAGCCCGGCCCAGATGCCACAACCGCCCAGCACTGCGCCCAGGGGCGTGGTTGCAGAACGGCTATTGCCCTCGCACCGGCAAGAAGCGCTGGCGTTGGGTGCCGGCCTTCTCCGTTGACCGCTGCGTGTCTTGGGATGGCGTTGGGATCGGGCCGCGCACTGCGCTATACCCTCGCGGAGAACCCTACCCGGTCGCGAATAAATGGTATTGCTCTGGGTGTAAGCTCAAACCACAGGTTGTTGTGCAGTGAAGCGCACATGTTCCACAGAAGACCCGGAGTGTTATGGTTTTGACTTTGATCTTGACGATATCGATGACGGGGCGGGAAGTTGGGATATCTCCCGCCACCGCCGATGAGTTAAGCAGGTTTGGGAAAGCTCGCGCCAACAAAGCGTCCACAGCCTTCGAAGAGGCCAAAGCGTATAATCCCGATCAACTTGGCGCGAGCGCGTTCCAAGTGGGTTAAATTTCATAGAGCTTAGGAGAATGGAATGGGGATCAAAAAGAGAATCAGGTCAAGCGCCCATCTGGTGTGTTTGGTTATCGTGATCGTCCTGGCCGTTAGCGCCGGCATTATGTATGGCAGTTCTTTCGCTCCGCGTCAGCCGGGCGCTTCAGGTTCTTGGTGAGGAAGTCCAATGAGCGGTTTTGAATTTAATGAGCAACAGGTCGAAGCTATCAGGCTTGTTGGTGAGTGGTATGAACGTGTCAAATATGACCGGTACGGAAAGAACGTGTTCTTTCTTGCTGGGTACGCAGGCACGGGCAAGACGACGGTGGCCAAGACGGCCGCGACGCAATGCGTCACGGATCGCTATGCGCATATGATCGAGTACATCGCGCCGACTGGAAAGGCCGCATCTCGCCTGCGCGAGAAGGGCTGCGCAAGTGCGCGCACGATGCACCAGTTCACCTACAACCTGCGCGGAGAAGATGAAGAGGGCGACCCCATCTTTGGCGCAAAGGATTATTTGAAGGATGGGCGACCGAAGCTGATCGTAATGGATGAGGCGTCGATGGTTAGCGGATGGGATTTGAAAAACCTGCTGATCCATCAGGTGCCAATCCTCGCGCTTGGCGACATCGGCCAGCTTCCGCCAGTCGGCGCGTCTGCGGCGTTCACGGTCGATAACGTCGACTGCCTACTGGACAAGATTGAGCGCCAAGGCGCAGATTCAAACATCGTCCGTGCGTCCATGTTCGTCCGAAAAGGGCAGATGTTGCCGTTCCGTGAGTATGATGATGTACGCGTTCGCTCTGGCCGCCCGCCGACCGATCAACTCGTTGAGCACTCTGGCGAGTTCGCCCAAATCCTTTGCTCTTTCAACAGCACGAGAGAAGAGATCAACCAAAAGGTTCGCAAGGCCCTTGGCTTTTCTGGCAAGACTCCTCAGATCGGTGAAAAGGTCGTCTGCAAGTTCAACCAGCACGGCTTTGGCATCATGAACGGTGAGCAGGGGATTGTGGTTGGGTATGAAGAGGCGACGCCCGATTTTGTCGAAGATGAAGATTCATGCCACAACAAGGATGAGGACGATGACGGAACGCGCATCATCCTGCGCTCGTTGACGGATGCGCGAATTCTAAAGGCGAAGTTCAATGAAAAGGCATTTTCAACCAACTTCGATGAGCGTAAAGAGTTCTTGAAAAAGCCGGGCGCGTTTGACTTTGGATATGCCCTCACCGTCCACTCTTCACAGGGCAGTGAATGGCCAAATGTTCTTGTCGTTGAAGAAGTGTTGCGCGGCGTTCCGTATAACCAATTGATGTACACTGCAATCACCAGAGCCCAGCAAAGGTTGACCATCTATCGTAATTAGACGCGAATTTAACGACCGGTTTGGGGTTGTGACTTGCCGCGCCAATAAATATCAGGAATAATCTGCGCCGTAGCATCACAACCCACCAAATACACGAAAAGGAAACGCGCTATGAACACTCCAAACCCGAACGCCAAGCCGAAGAAGGAAAAGCAGGGCGATCCGACCAAGCCGAAGGCCGACCCCACCAAGGGCGAAAAGCCGGTGGAAACCGTGTCGCTTTCGCAGGCCCAGGAAGACGCCAAGCTCATCGAAGCCAAGGAGAAGGAAGAGGCCAAGTTGAAGGCCCAGCAGGAGCGTGAGGCGAAGGCGCAGCATAAGAAGGAAGAGCGCGAAGAAGCCATGCGACTGAAGGCTGCGGAGCGCGAAGAGGCCAACAAGAAGAAGGCCGCAGAGCGCGAAGAGGCCAACAAGAAGAAGGCCGCAGAGCGCGAAGCCGCGCAGAAGATCAAGGATGAAGAGCGACTGGTGAAGGCCAAGGAAAAGGCAGAGAAGCAGGAAGCCGAACGCGCCATCCAGAACGCGAAGAAGGCCGAAGAGCGCGAAGCCGCTGCCGCTGAGCGTGCCAAGCAGCGCGAAGCCGATAAGGTCGAAAAGGACAAGGCGCGTGAGCTGGCGAAGGAAGAGGCCAAGAAGCTGGCGGAAGCTGCCAAGGAGCAGAAGAAGGCAGAGCGCGAAGCCGCAACCGAGCAGCGCAAGGCCGACCGCAAGGCCGAAGCCGAAGCCCGCAAGGCAGCCCTGGAAGCCCGTCGCGCCGAGACGCACAACGAAGGTGCCCGCCGTCCCAAGGCCACCCACGTCAAGCTGACCGCTGGCGGCCTGTCCAACCCGCAGTCGCTGTCGATCCGTGGCCGTCTGCTGGCGTACATGAAGGAGCAGTTCCAGGTTGGCGAAGAGGTCGAAATCGAGGCCCTGGGCAAGAGTGCCGAGCACCTGCTGTACGGTGTGAAGGTTCGCTCGCTGCTCAACAAGCTGGATGAGGCAGGCCACGTGGACTTCGTGACCCGCACGCCGCCTGCGCCGGTCGCAGAAGAGAAGACGGCAGATGAGCCGGTCAATGAAGGTGTTGATGGTGTTGGCCTCCAGGGCTAATCAAATCCTGGTGTTGTAAATGAACCCGCCGCGCGTCTAGTATGCCGGCGGGTTTTTAATTAGAATCAAAATAGAATATTCAATGGAGTGTGATGTGACAGGAAAAACCATCATTGGCGCTGGCCTTGCCGGGCTTATGTCCGCTTGCGTTTTCAAAGATGCATCGATCATCGACGCGATGCCGGAGCCGAAAGAGTCTCACAAGGCCCTGCTAAGGTTCCGTGGTGAGTCGGTTTCAATCCTGACAGGAATACCGTTCAAAAAGGTTCAGGTCTATAAAGAAGTTTTTGAGGATGGCAAGTGCCTGCCGTACTGCACCAACCGCGCGGCCAACCTATACGCGCAGAAGGTGACCGGGCATATTGCTGGCCGCTCGATCAGAAACCTTGAATCAGTGGCGAGATACGTGGCTCCTGATGACTTCTATGGGCAATTACTTGGCAGGTTCAAGGATAGAATCGAATGGGGTAAAAGGCTTGAATCGGAGTTTGTCCAGCGCTCGGTAAAGAGTGGCCACGTTCTGATCAACACAGCGCCTCTTGGAATCATAACCAAAACAATCGGAGTTGAAGTGGTTGGCGACTTCTCGTTTGATAAGAAGGCCATCCACGTTGACCGATATCTTTTGCCAGAAGGGTCTGACGTTTATCAAACAGTTTACTTTCCCGACCCTGCCATCCCAGTTTACAGGGCGTCTATCACTGGACGAATGCTTATTGTTGAATCAATAGGCGGAGACTTCAGCCAACTTTCCCTTTCTAATGTGCGCTCAGCCTTTGGTCTGTGGAATGTTGATTTGGAGCCGTTGGATTCTGTCGACCAGAAATATGGCAAAATTGTCGACCTGCCGCGCGATGTTCGTGAAGCCGTTCTCCATGAGCTTTCTAATAAGTACAACATATTCAGTGTTGGGCGGTTCGCGACTTGGCGCAACATCCTGCTTGATGATGTCGTGAATGATATTTACACCGTTGATCGCCTTGTGCGTTCATCCGGCTATGGTCGTTCACTGCTGGCCAGCTCCATCTGAAATTGTTTCACTTGCCTGCGCGCACCCTACCAAGGTACGCTAGGCGCCTGCAATAAGAACTTCCCAGAATAAAGAGAGCAAGATGAAAGTTGAGCTTATCAGCTACACACCAAACGCGTGGGACCTACTGCTTGGGACTAAAACAACGCGCATGCGCGGGAAAGACCCTTCAGAGATGAGCGAGCAGGAGAAGTGGGAGCATTGGCGTTATATGCTCGACACGATCAAAAGCCCGTTTGAGTTTGTTGATTACGTCTTCGAAATCACAGGAGTATCAAAAAACTTCACCCACCAGCTTGTTCGCACACGCACTGGTGCATATCAACAGGAGACGAGCCGCGCGTTGGATATGTCGGACGTTGGTGTTGTTTTGCCAGAGAACTTCGAAGATTCGCCAGAGCTTCTTGAGGCGTTTTGGGATGGCGTTGAAGAGTCGCGCCAGACCTATCGCCGCCTGATCGCGGCCGGTGGCGAGCTGCAAGACGCGCGCGCAATCCTGCCTGGAAATATGGAGACGGCGATCAAGGCTAAATTCAACTTGCGCACGCTTTCGGAGACGGCGAAGACTCGCCTTTGCGCGCGTACGCAGGGTGAGTATCAAAAGGTTTTCCGCCTTATGCGTGAAGCGGTAATTGCGGTGCATCCTTGGGCCGATCCGCTTTTGCAGGTCCACTGCGTTGCCACTGGAACCTGCGCATTCCCGCGTTGGGGCAAAGAGAAATGTCCATTCTATGATCCGCGAATGGACTTGGAAAAGTTGAAAGAAGATACTAGACTCAAGTTCTGGAATAGTGAAATGGCTCAGGCCAACCCCGTCGCCAAAAATGGAGTGTCAATGTAATGGTCGCCAAAAAGAAAGTTCAAGTCAAAAAGGCAGTTCAGAAGGCTAAGCCGGTTGCTTTGCCGAATCAAATCAAAAAAACGGCAATGGAAATCGTTCTGGGTGCCCTCAAGCGCGGCCACCACTTCGTCATCTTCGATATTGATGGTTGCATTGCAGACGACGAATGGCGGTTCCAGTTTTGCCAGGAGGATGAAAGACCTGATGTTCGTTATGAGCATTACCACGCGGCGTCTGGGCGTGACCAGGCTTTGAGCGCAGGACTTTCCGCATGGCATGGCGTTCGCTCAACCGGTGCGTTTCCCATCTTCATCACCGCTCGCCCAGAGAAGTTCCGCGCCATCACTGAAAATTGGCTTCTGAACCACATTGGTGTTGATGTCGCAAAAGACGGCGCCTTGTTCATGCGCCATAACGGGGACACAGGCGGATCGGTCGATATCAAGAGAAGCATCACCGCAGAGATTATCAACGCCGCGAATGAAACGCGCCACCAAATCAAAATCATCGCGGCATACGACGACCGCGCAGACATTGTTACAATGTACAACTCGGTGTTTGGCATCAACGCCTACGTTCTGGACAAGGATGGGGTGAAAGACGTACTCGGGCTGCGTGCGCGCCTCACCCGTGGCCTCGTGCACGGGCACTGCATCGACTCCCTGGCGGAGCCCAGCACCGGTGGAAACGTTGGCCTTGTCGATGACGGCCTGCCTGGTGTCGCGAGTTATGCTGGTGGCGTCGATTGTGTACAGTCCCGATCCGACTACGGTGACGTTGAAGGAATCCTGCGCGGCATGGCAGACACCTTCGCCGAGCGTAACGCCGCGTACGGCAACAATGGGATCAAAGTCGGCGACGTGATGACCGCGCTGTTCCCGAATGGGGTTAGTGCGAGCAGCGAGGCGGACCACCGAATGTGGCATCTCTTCCAACTCGTTATCGTCAAACTGACGCGGTTCGTCAATTCCGGTCTGAAGCATGAAGACTCGGCGCGCGATGCTGGCGTTTACTTCGCAATGTGCCAAGCTGAGATCAAGCATCACAACCTGCGCTGCGGCCTCTAATTACAAAGAAGAGAAGAAGAATGGAAAAGAAAACAGTTTTGGTCACAGGCGCGGCAAGCGGCCTTGGCAAGGCGATTGCCGGTGCGTTTCACGCGCTTGGACACAACGTCATTCGGCTCGACATTCAAGGCCAGATTCGCGTTGACGTCACGTCGTCCTCATCCACTCGATTGGTTGGCGAAAGCGTCGATAAGGTTGATGTGTTGGTCAACTGCGCCGGCATCAACAGCAATGAGTGGTTTGAAGATTTGAACCGGGCAACATTCGATCGCGTGATGGGTACGAATGCGTGGGGCATTGTTAATATGACGCAATCCGTGCTGCGGCAGCTGATCGAAAGCAAGGGCACCGTCATCAACATCGTATCCAACGCCGCGCACATCCCGATGACCTCTAGTCTCGCCTACAACGCGTCAAAGGCAGCGGCACTGATGATCACCAAGCAGATGGCCCACGAGCTGACGCCGCGTCATGGAATCACAGTCTTCTCGGTTTCTCCGAACAAGCTCTCTGGCACTGGCATGTCAAAGTCCATCGAAGATAATGTGGTGAAGACGCGTGGTTGGACCGCCGAGTATGCTCGTGAATATCAGCGCAAGGCGTTGATGCACGGGCGCGAGACTGACCCGGAGGCGCTTGGCAAGTTCATTGCCGGCCTGGTCCAAAACGAAGACATTCGATTCCTTTCTGGTTGTGACATTCCCTACGGTAAGTGAGAACAAAAAAATGAGCAAGCTTCAATTCAAAATCGAACAAATCGCCCTGTGCCCGCGCGATCCGGAGCGCGCCATCGCGCTTCTTTCCAAGCTTGGCCTGGAGGATTGGGCGCGTGATCACGTCGTCGCGTCTGGCGAAGTCTTTGGGGTGCAAGGGAAGAATGAAGCCGACCTGGCGTTCAACTATCAGGCAGACCGTAACATCTCTGATCACGGGGAAGTGAACGCGCCGATGGGTGCGCTTGAGTTGGAAGTTCTCAACTACACCAGCGGCAACAACTGGATGGCGCATCGCCCTCACTGCGCATCGCACCTTGGAATGCATGTCACCGCTGAAAAGTTGGCAGATTTCCGCGCATTCTTTGCATCTGAAGGAATCGCCGTTGCGCAGGAGGTCTTTACCGACTCCCACACAAATCCGCACATCAAGGACTCGCGACGCTACAACTACGTCATTTTTGATACCTTTGATATCCTTGGTATCGATCTGAAGTTCATCGTTCGAATCAACATCGATTAATCAGCAAAGGGCCTAGAGATAGGCCCTTTCAACTGCATGGAGAACTTATGAAGTTCCTGGTATTAGATACCGAAACAACAGGCTTGACGAAGCACCAAGACGTGGACGCGGACGAGCAGCCGCGCGTGATTGAATATGCGGCCATCCTGACTGATGGGAAGTCGATCCTTGATTCAATCGAGTTCGCCGTAAATCCGCAAATGGAAGTCGAACAGATCATCACAGACATCACCGGTTTTACAAACGAACAACTCCGCACATTTCCGCTTTTCAACACGAAGATTCATGACATTGCGAAGTTCAACCATCAGGCGAAGGTCGCAATCGCGCACAACATGTCATTTGATAAATCTATCTTGAAATATGAGATGGACCGAAATGGAATTGATCTTTCCGATATCGGATGGCCCGCAATTGAGGTATGCACCGTTGAGCAAACCTTCCACCAGCATGGAAGGCGAATGAAACTGTCTGAGCTTTATGAGCGCGTCTGCGGCCCTTACGTTCAAAAGCATAGGGCGATGGACGACATCATGCTGCTTCACGAAGTCTGCCAACGCTATGGTGTATACACCGCAATCGAGGCTGCACATTCATGAGTACACTCCCACAACTGCGGGTCCGCACTGGCTACACCTTCCGCGATGTTTATGGCCGTATGGGAGAGGTCTTTGGGCGCCTATCAGAGCTTGGCGTTACGACAGCAGGCATCGTTGACGCATCGACATGGGGCCACGTCCGATTTGAGCAGGCGGCGAAGAAGGCAGGAATTCAGCCGATGTTCGGTATGGAGATTCCAATCATCTGCGAAGAAGGTTCTGAGTGGGAAAAGTTCAAGCCAAAATCATGGGTGCTTGCAGAGGATACGCGCAAGTTCTACAACCTGACTTCAGCGTCTACGCAAGCGAAGGGCCTGCGCCCGGCCGACTTGGCAGCGGCCTCTGGGGTCATCCGCTTCCTGGGTGGCTCCGTGCTGGCCGCGCCCAACCCGGATGCGTACGACTACGCCGACCTAAACCCGTCCAGCCTGCTGGCGGCCTGGCAGGCTGCTGAGTGGGCGCGCGCGAACGGCAAGCCGATGGTGTTGACCGGCTACAACGACATGCCGCATGAAAGTCACAAGACGTTCGCGTATGCGTGGGAAGTCCGCGATTCAGTTGGCTTGCGCACCATCAATGACGTTGATGTGATCAGGAAGGCTCTTGGCGGAATCCTCTCCGCATCTGAGTTTGACAAGGCGATCCAGAACACATTCGATATCGCCGAGCGCCTTTCATCTTCCAGTCTTCAGCGCGCCCCTCTGATCCATTTTGACGGCGACCTTGAGGCTCTGGTTCGGGATGGACAGCGGTCCAGGCTTGCTCGCGGACATATCGAGGCGTGGACACCTGAGTATGAAGAGCGCTTGCAGATCGAGCTAAGCCAGATCAAACAGAAGGATTTTGAATCCTACTTTTTGGTGGTTTCCGACCTTGTGCGGTACGCGAAAAAGCACATGCTAGTTGGCCCAGCGCGCGGCTCTTCGGCAGGATCTCTAGTCTGTTACTTGACAGATATCACGGAGGTTGACCCGATCCCGAACAAATTGCTGTTCCAGCGCTTCATCGATATCAGCCGGGCAGACTTGCCTGACATTGATATCGACTTCGCTGACACAAAGCGCCATCTTGTGTTTGAGTATCTGCAAGAGAAGTACGGCGTGGCGAACGTCGCAAAGCTTGGCAACATCAACACGCTGAAGGCCGCGTCTGTCATGGCGCAGGTTGGTAAGAAGTTTGGCATTGGAATTCATGAAACCTCACAAGTCCGAAATGCGCTGATTGAGTATTCATCAGGTGACGCGCGATATGGTAAGGGTTTGCAAGATACCATTGACACTACAGACCCTGGCAAGGAATTCAAGCGACGCCGGCCAGTCGCTGCCGCGTGCATGGGCGACTTGGAAATCCACCCATCCCATACAGGCGTGCATGCGGCCGGCATCCTCGTGTGTAACGAGAAGATCAGCGACTTCTGCACGGTAAACGCAGAAGGTGTTGCGCAAATCGACAAGCCAGATTCTGAATATTTGAACCTGCTGAAGATCGACGCACTTGGCCTGCGCACCCTTGGCATTATCGAGGATGCTGGTGTTGTTACTCCTGATGAGCTGTTCTCTTTGAAGTTTGATGACCAGTCTGTTTTGGATATTCTTAATGAAGACAAGGTGAGTGGCGTTTTCCAGTTCGAAGGCGCGGCAGTTCGATCCGTAACGCGAATGATGGTCATCAACGCACCGCTTACATCGTTCAGCCAAATCGATAATTTGACGGCACTTGCGCGACCTGGCCCGCTTTCATCCGGCATGGCCTATAAGTACATCGACCGCGTTTCTGGTAAAGAAGCGGTGGCGTATGAAGTGCCGCAGCTTGAAAAGTACCTTTCAGAAACTTACGGCGTTTTGCTCTATCAGGAGCAGGTGATGAGCGTCGTGAAAGAAATTGGTCTTTTTGACTGGGTGAAAACTTCGGCCGTTCGAAAGGCAATGTCGGGCAGCAAGGGTGAGGAATACTTCAACCTGATGGGCGCTGACTTCGTGGCAGGTGCAACGTCACAAGGGCTGAGCGAAACCGCCGCCAAGAAGATTTGGCAGGAAATGGTCACGTTCGGTTCGTGGGGTTTCAATAAGTCTCACTCGCTTAGCTATGCGATTGTAACATATTGGACTTTGTGGATGAAGCGATACCATCCGCTTGAGTTCGCGGCCGCGTGCCTGCGCTCTGCGAAAGACGATGATCAAGTCATCGCAATTCTTCGTGAGCTTGCCAAGGAGGGCGTTACATACACCGCAATCGATCCTGATTATTCTGATATGAATTGGAAGGCCGCAGATGGGCGCCTGATCGGCGGCATCCAGAACGCCAAAGGATATGGCCCGGCAAAGGCTCTGGCGTACGTGCAGAAGCGCGCGGCTGGCGCGCTGACGCAGAAGGACAAGGACCGGTTGGCTAACGCCGTCATCAACTACGCCGACCTGAACGAAGCCCACACCAAGTGGGGGCACTTCTACGCAAGGCCGCGACTTTGCGGAGTAACAAGCGGTGATCCAATTATTGGCATGAAAGAGTGCCAAGACAGGCAAACCTGCATCGTAATCGCCAAGTTGGCCAAGAAAGTTCTGGCTGATGAGAATGAGGCTATCCGGGTAAAGAAGCGCGGCGGCGTGATCAAGAAGGGCAACACGCAATTCATCGACTTGATGATGGTTGATGATTCATCTGATACGCCAATGCGCTTTCGAATCCGACCAGACAAATATGATGAACTTGGAAAGGATATGGCAGAGACTGCGAAAAAGGATGACTGGTTTTTGGTCAAAGGATGGAAGATCAAAGACATCGACATGTTTGTCGTCAAGAACATAAAGAAGTTGGAGGAGCCTTGAGCAAGAAAAAAGAGCAGCTTTCTTGGGCCTCTTTTAAGACGAGCATTGATTCCACAAAAATCAATGCTCGTCGGATTGAGAATCTTTTGTCTGATGGCATGAGCGACGTTTTCTGCATGAACAAAAACGGAACAAGTTTTTGGATAGAAAACAAGGCGCTTTTGGGCTGGCCAAAAAGGGATTCAACTTGCCCTCTACGCGGCATGTTTGAGCCTGGTCAAATACCATTCATGCGAAATATCATATTTTGGGGCGGGTTCGCTTTCGTTCTTCTTCGTGTTGGAGTTGAATATTATCTTCTCGACCCAAAACTTGATTTGTGCACTTTGAATCGATCGGATTTAGTATCATCAGCAATTGCAGCTGGAAAGAAAGAAATAATCAGAAACCTGGAGAATCTACGTTGAAGACTAAAGGCATGGGCCACCAAGTTCGCGGCTTGATGGCGTCAGAAGGAAAACGAAATTACGCTTATTTGATGGAGCAGGGGACCGGCAAGACTTGGCTGACGCTTGCAGATGCTGAGCGATGCTTCATAGAAAACAAGATTGATGCGCTAGGTGTTATCGCCCCTAAAGGCGTTCACCGAAATTGGATCACGCGCGAGATACCAAAGCACCTTTCGGTTGAGACAATCTGCGCATTCTGGCGCGGCAACCCCACCACCAAAAGGCTGCGTGCCGACCTTGACCGGCTGTACGACACGCGCAACGCCGCGCCCGCGCTGCGCGTCTTCGCGATCAATATCGACGCCTTAAACACCGATGCCGGGTTCTCAGAGCTTGAGCGTTTTCTGACGACATTTCGCGTGATGCTTGCAGTTGATGAATCAACCCGTATCAAAAACCCGGATAGTAAGCGCACGAAGAAAGTCATCAAGCTTGGTAAGCACGCGACAGCCAGGCGCATCCTGACTGGCACGCCGATCACAAAGGGTCCGATTGACCTATTCTCTCAATTTGACTTCCTGAAGCCAGGTTTGCTCGGGACTACTTCTTATCGCGCTTTCGTCGCAGAGTATGCGGTTCTGGTCCCGCCGGGATCACCCAAGATGATTGCGATCCTGCGCAAGACAGGTGGGCGCGGCAATCCACAGGTTATCGACACGGACGAGAATGGTAACAAAAAGTTCAAGAACCTTGACAAGCTTCGTGATCTGATCTTGCCACACTCCTATCGAGTCACTAAGGAGGATTGCCTAGACCTACCCCCAAAGATTTACAAGCCTCTGTATTTCGAACTCACAAAAGACTTGCGCAAGACCTATGATGAGCTGGAACAAGAATACTCATATCTGACAGAAGAGGGCGAGGATAAGCAGTTTGAGTCCATCGCCGCGCGTACGAAGATGAAGCAGGTTACGTCAGGGTTCATCCACATAGATGGTGCGCCAGTCCTAATCTCGCCGACTGAAAACCCGCGCATGGACTTGTTCAGAGAAGTCCTTGAGGATATCCAAGGCCAGTTCATTGTTTGGGCGATGTTCGAACAAGAGATTCTCCAGATTATGCAGGCGCTTGAGGATGCCGGTATATCCGCCGTCTCCTACTACGGGGCCACGCGCGAGGACGCCCGCGAGGCTGCTATTGACGATTTCCAGGCGGGCAAGGTGCAGGGATTCGTTGGGCATGCGGCCGCAGCCGGCATCGGCCTTACCCTTACGGCTGCGGAAACGGCCGTATACTACTCATGCAGCTATGACAATGAACTGAGAAAGCAGTCGGAAGACCGATGCCACCGAATCGGAACCACCAACAAAGTGCTTTACATCGATCTGATCGCTGAGAACACAATCGATGAGGACATTGTAAAGTCGCTCGCGTTCAAAACAAGCGTCGCTGATTATGTGATCGACAGAAAGTAAAGTTCACAAAGTTGCCCTGGTGAGATATCCAGGGCATACTTGGCCCACAAGAATTGATAGAAGGCAATGCAGATGCAACCAAGAGTGTACATCCCACAAATCGTAAAGAAGATGGACCCAACGCGCGGCGTAATGGTCGAAGCGCACGATTACAAGCCTGCAATGCTGCATGGCCAACTGACCCCAATTCTTGATGACGGAGACAGCGCGCTTTATTTGTCCCGTCACGTTCACAAGATCAAAAAGATTCTTTCAGACTTCACCCACGAAGACTATTTGATTGCGGTTGGCGATCCATGCCTTATCGCAGTTTGCGCAGGCATCATCATGCGCAGGCAACCAACATTCACAATGCTCAAATGGGAGCGAACCATGCGGCAGTACATCAAGATGGAGATTAGTGTATGAGTGACATCGACTATTTTGCGGACGCGCCGAGCGAAGAAGAGGCCGCGCCAGCAACCCTGGAAAGACTCACCGCGCTTGCGGTAGAGGCCAAAGAGTTGGAAGAAGATATCAACCAGAAGCTGGTTGCGCTTGAGGAGTTGGGATCAAAGCTCACGAAGATCAAGCGCGATTTGATCCCATCGGTGATGGAAGAGTTGGCGATGCAGTCTTTCATCCTTGCTGATGGATCGAAGATCGAAATCAAAAACGTCATAAACGCATCGATTTCTGAAGTCAACAAAGCCCCAGCTTACAACTGGTTGGAAGAAAACGACTTTGATGGCATCATCAAGACCAAAGTCAGCGCAGAGTTTGGGCGCGGCGAAATGGTCAGCGCCAAGGCCGCACTTGCTGCGATGGAGGCCGCTGGGTTCGGCGGCAGCTTGGACCGTAGCGTTCACAACGCAACACTCAAGGCGTTCGTTAAAGAGCAGTTGGAGAAGGGAGAGGTTTCCATTCCGCTTGATCTTTTTGGCGTGTTCGAATTCAAGGAGGCAAAGATCACACTTCCTAAGAAGCCGAAGAAGCGCTAATATCACCCACGTAGCAAATCCAGAATCATCCACAGAAGAGAATTAAGAACATGGCAAAGAAGACCGAAACCGAATCCACCGAGCTGTCCACCAAGGTGCAGGGCACCGCAATGGCCGAAGCTCCTGCCTTCATCGATGAATCCGACTTCCAAGGCGCGGGCTTTGAGGGTGTCGATAAAGATTCGTATGCAATCCCGTTCATCCAAGTGCTTCAGAAGATGTCGCCGATGGTTGATGAAGATGACCCGAAGTATGTCGATGGCGCCAAGGCCGGTATGCTTTACAACACCGTCACAGGCAAGTTGTACGACGGTCGCAAGGGCATCATCGTCATTCCGTCGTCGTATAAGCGCAGTTATGTGCGCTGGGGCGGGCGCGATGCAGGCGGCGGTTTCAAGGGCGAGTACACCCCGGATCAGATTGAGAAGATGATTGAAACCGGCGAGCTTTCGCAGCATGAAGGCCGTTTGTATGCGCCGGACGAGAATGGCAAGATTGACGCCAAGAAGTCCGACTATGTGGCCGACACCCGTTCGCATTATGTCATCATCGAAGATGAAGAGACTGGTGAGACTTCCTTCGCCGTCCTCGCCCTTTCGTCCACGCTGACGAAGGCCTCCCGCAACCTGATGACTATGCTCCAGTCGAAGAAGATCGCGACCGCTGCTGGCCTGCGTACGCCGCCGACGTACGCAAACCGCGTACGCATGACGACCGTCGCCCAGTCCAACGAGAAGGGCAGCTGGTCTGGTGTCAAATTCGACCTGGAAGGCCTGGTGACCAACAAGGCTGTTTATGAAGAGGCCAAGTCATTCTACAACCAGGTCACAGGCGGCAAGGTGAAGGCCGACTTCAGCAAGGCTGATAATTCGGAGCACTCCGAACCCAGCGAAGGTGGCGCGACCACCGCTGACAACTTCTGATGATCTAGATCAGGACGTTCCAACAGGGCCGGCATTCGTCGGCCCTTTCCATTAACAGAGGATTCGAAATGTTCAGTTTTCTTGGCAATTTGAGTTGGCCTTATTTGGCTGGTGGAATCCTGCTTGTCATCGTGCTGGTGGTTGCAGCCCTCTACCTGGCCGGGCTAGGCGGCGTCGTGCGCATCGTTGGCGCCGTCTTCGGGTTCCTGGGGGATAGCGCGCAGTCGCTGCGCGAGTGGCTGAGACGACCAGGCGGCAAGATGAAGGCGCTCCGCATGCTCGGGACGGTAGCATTCATCATCACCGGCCTAATCGCTTGGCGTCGCGGTGAAGTGATCGCAGACCAGCAGGTCCAATACATCAACTTGAAAACCCGCGCAGAAGAGGCTGACAAAAAAGCCAGCGCCGACCGACAGGTATTGCTCAGCCAAATGAGTGATCGTGACAAAGCGATTTCAGCATTCATGGCAGCGGCCGACCGACAAAAGGAGCTGCTAGACGCCGCGACCAGGGCAAGTAAAGATGCACTGAGGGCAGTCGAAGCAGAGAAAAAGCGCGCTTCAGCTTCTGCAAAGAAGTACCAAAGCGCGTTCGATGATCGGCCGGAAGAGTGCAAAGCCGCGCTGTCTGTGATGGAAAAGGCGTGCCCGACTTTGGAGAATTACTGATATGAAAACTTCTAAAATTGCGATCATTTGCGTTTTGCTTGCATCCAGCATCACTGTTGGTTGCGCGGGCAAAAATGCAAAAGGTGATTCCAAGCAAAGTGTCGTCGTTGGAGCCGCGCCAGAGGTGCAAATCGTTGAGATTCCGGTGTACGTCCGAATCGATGAAGCGTTCACTGAAATGTGCAAGTGGGTTGATGCAGCGCCCTTGTCTGAGGCGCCAAGTGTCGCACGTGGTCGCAAAAAGTGCTTACAATTCTACGAAGAGAATCTGAAAGCGATTCGCGCGATCAGTGGAACAAAAGTTGATTTGAACAAGGAGAGTAAGTGATGAACCGTGTTAACCCGAGCTTTGAAGATACCATCAACAAAATTTTGTCCTGGGCAGAGGCGCGCAACCTTGTGAAAGGTGCGACGGCAATTGACCAATACATGAAGCTGTCATCAGAAGTCGGAGAGCTTGCAGACGCAATTGCGAAGAAAGATGAAGCAGGAATCAAAGACGGTATTGGGGATGCGTTCGTCGTTCTTACAATCATGTCGGCGCAGACGAACAGCGTGGATGCGTTGATGTCTGCCGCTGGACATATCCTGCCGACCTTCGCGGCAGAGATCAGTGCAAAGGAATCTTTCATCTCGCTCAACGACAAGATTGGGCAGCTTGGCTCAACCATTGTAGAGTCGAAAAATCGACTTGAGCATGATGGCCGCTACGTCGCTTCCGACATTAAGGCGTCCATCAAACGTCTCATGCATCTTTCGAGCCATTTCGGTCTGACGGTAGAAGAGTGCGCGGCGATTGCGTATGAAGAAATCAAGGACAGAAAGGGTGTTATGTTCAACGGTACATTTGTTAAATCGACTGACTCGCGCTATGAAGATGTTATGGCGCAGATCGAAGCGCTGAAGGTTTGATATGCAGACTCCATTCAAATCGCCGATGCTCGCGAAAGACTTTGATGAATCAAAGCTTTCTTTCCCTCTGGTTGCTTCACCAAAGCTTGATGGGATTCGCGCCGTAGTCAGCTCGCACGAAGGGCTGGAATATCCACTGCTTTACTCGCGCAGTGGGAAGGCTATTAAGAACAAGTTCATCCAATCTCAATTGTGCGTTTATCCGTTCCATCTCACAGGGCTTGATGGTGAATTGGTCGTCGGCCCGTACAATGCGCCTGACGTATACGCGAAGACATCAAGTGGCGTTATGGCCGAGAAAGGCGAGCCTGACTTTACATACTACGTCTTTGACTGCCACGGAAACGTTGATGATGATGGCGGCTACGTATCAAGATGTTTTGAGTTGGAAGATCGCATCAACGCTTTCAATGAAGCGCGCGCAGGGGATAGGTTGGGGCGCGTTAAGATTCTTGAGCAGAAGTTGATTTTGAATCCGCAAGAGCTTGAAGATTACGAAGCAGAAACGCTCGCAGCAGGGTTCGAAGGCGTGATGATCCGCAACCCTGCTGCGCCATACAAGTTCGGCCGGTCTACCGTCAAGGATGGGGCGCTGTTGAAGGTAAAGCGGTTCGCGCACGATGAAGCGGAGGTCGTTGGTGTTGAAGAGATGATGCACAACGACAACGAGGCGTTCACTGATGAACTTGGCAGGACGAAACGATCAACATCCAAAGAGAACCTGCGCCCATCAGGCATGCTTGGCGCGTTCATCTGTAAGTCTCCAAAGTGGTCGCACACTTTCAACGTTTCAGCGGGAAGCCTATCGCATGATGATCGCAGGTTGATTTGGGAGCAGTCGCAAATCAACAAGAAGACGCCTTGGCCGACGCTGCTTCGTTTCAAGCACCTTCCTCATGGTGCAAAGGATCGACCGCGCCATCCTTTGTTCGCTGGCTTCCGTGACCCTGACGATATGTCTAGCGTCGAATGAATTGCTATACTCGCGGCGTCAACACAAAGGCGCCGCGATAATGACGACATTGGCATATACACAAGGGAGTGTGGTGCGGCGGATTCCGATAGGGTTCAGCTGGACAACACTCCTTTTTGGTTCTATTCCCAGCGCTGCCAGATGCCATTGGAGCTTTTTCTGGTTGTGCCTTCTTTCCAATTGGTCCTCCATTTACATATCGGTTTTTGAATTGGGTGGAAAAGACGGTATGATGCTTGTTCTGGCTGTTCGTATTTTCCTTTCTTCAATACGAAATTACGAATTGAGTGAACATGTGAAGTCAGAAGGGTGGATCCTTCGCGAGCCTGCGCAGGTATTCAGCATCTATAGTGCTTCAAATGATTGAGAAAAACATGAAACCTTCATATAGCGGCAATGGGATTGGGATTTCTATCTGTGTGGCGCTCGCAGCGCTGGCGTGCTACATTGGAACGGGAATCAAGCCCAGCGCGCCACCGCAGGAGCCACAGGCTATTCCAGCCGCTGCAACGGCCCAGGCTCGTGAACCGGAAGCCCACGCCGAGCCAGCCATTGGTGAATCCGACCACGAGCGCAGCGAAAGCACGCTTGAATCCGAACTTGGGGAGAAAGTCTCACAGTACACAACTTGGCGAGTAGAGGACTTCTCAAGTGCGCAGGCTGGCGTGAGGAGCCGTCTGATTTGGGCGCGAGACTATCTGGTGACCGCAGATGTGCTTGGGGTGCTGTACAAGAACCCTGATGGTCTTAGTGAAGCAGCGCTTAGTGATTGGTTCAAAGGGCGCGATGGCGAAAGATCGATCCCTAGGTTGAACATTCTGACCAGCTATGGAAATATTCAAATTGCCGTGTCAAGTCCGAAAGACTCATTTAGATACGACTTCCAACAGATAGCCTATTGTGAAGTGGCATTTGTTCCTAAAGATGGATCTTCGCCAAAAAGAATGCGCCTTATGGCCTTCGATACTGATCGCGGCATGATAACTTTTCAGGCAAATGAGGCCATGCAAATCATCGATGCGATGGCAATCTCTGAAATTGTTTCATTCTCTATCCCTTCAAATAACTCTGACAGGGAATCAACTTTTGTATTTTCAACGCGCGACTTTGACACCGCGCCAATCGCAAACTTCTGAGGATTCTAAAGTGGCTCGCAAAAAGAAACCGGTTAAGCTGCCAATCCCAAGCGCAGAGCAGTCCAGGTTGATAATGGCGATTGCAGAGCTATTGATAAAGCTTGTTGGCGAGTCAGTAAAAGGCCGCTTGTTGAGAGCGGCCCTGATTGGTACAATTGTCGCGACGACTCAAGCCGTAGTCCCGACCGACGATGTGGCCCTGCCTGTTGGCAAGGCCATTCGTGACCAGATAGAGCAGCCTAGCTCATCGCCTTGATTGCAGCCAAGGCGCTTTCAAATAGCGCCTTTCTCTGAGGCCCATGGTTGGCTTTACTTGGGTAGGCACCATTCACAATCTTGACCGTCTCATCAAAACCTTCCTTGTCTGCCGCCTTAGTTGCACCACGCGACGTGAAGAACCACGCGGCAGACAACGCGCCAACTTCCGGCGAGTGAAGAAGCTCAGGGTGTGATACGACATCCACACCACTCGCCTTCTTGAAATCCTGCATGTTCGCGAGTCCGGTGATTTGGATCGGACCTTGGCCGCGATGCTTCCAGCCATCGCCACTGATTACGCTCCCGTTGCCCATCCGGTTCGCGTAGGTAGCGTTGGCGATCTTCTCCGGCTTCCTGTGCAGGGAGAGCGCCTGTTGGTTCGGCGTATATCGCCAATTCGGACGCGACGCCGTTCCACTATTCTTCTTGATGTACTGGCCTTTCGCGTCTTTCGCGGCATACCGATTTGGCCAAGTATTTGCAAGCCCATCAGCGGAATAGTTCAGGTTCTCCTCAAACTTTGTGAGCCCAGCAGACTCAACGCCAACATTTGCGAGAAGAGCCGCAATGGAGTTTGGTGTTTTGATCGCCCAAACCTCCATTGCGGAATTGAACGCACCGATCCACTTTTTAGCCGTCGCAGAATTGCAACCTGTTCCGGCCATGAGAACTTTTTCATTTATTTTCATCAGAATTGCCTTATCAGTTATCAATCTCTTTGCCGGTCGTATGGGCCGGCGTAAACGACCAAGTGCCATCCTGATTTTTCACCGCGAATGACCCGTGGTGGATTGGCACTTCTCCTGCCAGAACCAAAGTCCAGCCATCAGGGATGTGGAATCCACCAGTCGAAACATCTTCATTACCATCCCAAAGGATTGAGTTGGCGACTACACCATCAACAACCACAACGTATCTATCAGGCATTAGCTAAACTCCTCAACAATACAAGTTCCATTTCCACCATTTCCGCCTGTATTCGGCCCAATCGCTCCGCTTGCGCCACCGCCTGGGAACATACCCCTCTCTCCGCCGCCAGTTCCGATTGCCGCGCTGGATGAGCAGTGGGCGCCGCCGCCCATGCCGCCAATCGCAACCCCTCCCGCGGTCGGGACCAGAACGCCACGCCCTTGCCCGCCAATAACCTGGAGATATCCACCAAATCCGTTCCCAGGCGGTCCATTCGCGACATTATATTGGGCGCCCGCCCCACCTGTCGCGCTTAGCAGACTGCCAAATGAACTGGCCCCGCCATCGCCGCCTTTTGCCGCACCACTTGCAGCAAGCCCGCCCATACCAACTACAACCGCCGTTGGTCCTGCTGGCGCTGAAAAATAACCTTCACAGTATCCGCCGCCAGAAGCGCCGCCGCATCCAGTTGATGTTGATGCAGTTCCGCCACCAGTAGCCCCTCCGCCAGCCCAAAGACGCACTCTGATGTTCTTGACTAAATCGGATGTCTTTGTGTAAGTTCCGCTAACCGGAAATGGTATCACGTTGATCAGGCGCCCATTGGCCTGGCCCAAGTTCATCGCCTGGTTTGTGTTTGTCGCTGGCGCAATCTGCCTTGCACCACCTTGGTTTTCCAGAAGGATGTAGCGCGTTCCAGATTCACGATACATCACCACAATTTCATTGCCAACGATCAACTCGCCGCCTTGCAGTGGCGTATTGTTTGCGCCTACAAGGTCCCTTAGTGGCGCGGCAGGGTTTGGTGATATGGTTACTGCACCTGTATTGGACGTTGCGACACGGATTGTCCATTTCTGGCCATCAACAGGTGCTGGCGGGTTTCCATACAACTGACCCGCGCCGCGCACGATGTTTGCAACTAAAGATGTGTCAGTTGACATATCAATCAGCTGGTTTACGTTTGGAATTTGTGCGACTTTTTTTGCAGGGGATACCGAGGCCGGTGCGAGCGTGCAGGTGATCAGATTCCAAAGATCACTGGGCTTGTTATAGGTGAAAAGCGCGCGCCCACCAGATACCAACTCAAGCCCCGAAAGCGGTGCGCCTGTTAGCGAAACAACAGGCCTAGGAGCTATTGATGGATTTGGTGAAAAGTTGGTTGCATCTGTGTTTGCGTTTGCGATCTGAACCCAGAAAGATTGGTTGTTAGATAGGGTAAGAGATGATAGTAAAGCGTTACCTTGGACCAAATTTGCAACTGCTGAAGTATCAACGCTGAAATTGTTAACTTGGGTGATGCTTGTCCACTTGGTCCAAACCGCATTCGTCGCGCCTCGGTAAAACGAATTGCCGCTGCGGTCAACATAACGCTGGACCGTGTAAGAAGTGGCGCCATTCAACCACCTTTTTGACTCAAGCATTCCAGCAAGTGCGCTTGCAACGCCCAGCTGCACTGGAGAATTGGCGCTTGAGTTAGCGATGGTGTCAGTTTGAAACTCCCAAGTTCCATTAATAAATGAATTAAAATCTGCGGCAACAGTTACAACCTCAGTTCTGGTGCCGCCTGGAACGATAAGGGCAGTACCACCAGCAGGCATCGCAACGGACTTAACAATCTCAGAGTTGAATGGTACGTATTCCCATGAAGTCTGGCCACTTGCGATGGGGTCTGCAACATTATTGTCTGCCGTAGAGCGCCAAATCTGCCAAGCCCCCGAAGAGTTAGGGCGCCCAACGACGGCGCCGGCACTATACCCGCCTGGCATTTCTGCATACCAAGGGGATATCGACATCTGCTGCCACGCCTGCACAGCCCCAGTCAGAAGGTGAAACAGATAGTTCTGAATATCGCGCTCAACGGCCTTGGCAGTCGTCAATCCAGAGTTCAAATCCACTTCATAATCTTCAGTGTAACCTTGGCTGAAGTTTACAAACCCATTTGGATCACTCTGCGGCGGTGCCTGTTTCTCACCACTCTCAGCGAAAGGCCTGATAATAAGGTCTGGTGATGCCATTTCAAGACTCCTTTATGACTACGTATTTTGAACCAGAAAACTGCGGAGTGATCCCATAATCGGGTTCATTGAGAAGATTGATAAACTGTGAAGAAAAGTCCATCCCAGGACCAATTCGATACTCGATATTGAAGGCTCCGATGATTGGCGACACACTAATGCCATTTTCTTCTTGATGGACCGTGGAATCTGCAACATAAAAATATCTCCCACTTTCAATATCCCATTCATTTCCATCATTGAATATCCAATTCAGCATCCTGTTAACATAGGATATCCTTCCATTAGAAACCAGCGCGGCATACCTAAGCAGCAAAGCCAATCTAGCCTCTCTGATGCTCAAGATTGTCGTGTCGCCGCCGCCTGCGAAATTGCCGCCAACTAGATTCGCTCCTGGAGGGGCTGGAAGAGAACCGCTATATTTGAAGTTTTGCCTATTTGGCCCAAAAGCCCAAGATGCGGTATTCCCATACAGCCCAAACAACTGCGAGGGGACACCAAGGATTATACACCAAACGAGCAGTCCGAATGGTGACGCGGTTTTTAATGTGAATACATCTCTCTGCCAATTTTTCCAGAACATCTCGTTAAATTGAGAATACCAATTGTACTTCTGGTTTATTATCGACTGTATATTTGGCGCTTTATTCTGCTGCCATTTTATTGATTGTCGAATATCCGTGTTGTATTTTGTTAGAGTCATGTTGCATGCACCGTGATATTGCCAATCAACAAGACACCTTGCTGGTATGGAAGCATCTGAATTTCAGTCGTATAATCACCTGGCAGGGGAGGCGCAGAGCCAGCCGGAACAACCGCGACTTTGCAATCCTTTACATACATCCCAGGGAGCTGACGCACAACCGCCCCACCCATTTCAAATGCCGATACGTCCGCGCCAACAATCAATCCAGGCTCACCCTGTTCAAGGCCATTGGCATAACGGAGGATTGCATTTTGGATTGACGGTGTTGGCGAGGAAACAGAATTGTTTTGCTGTACCGTTATATCAACAAAAACATCAAACAAGTTCGGGCGACTCGCCTTGACATAATACGAAACTTTGCTGTATGGATCTTTTACCAGAACCCCATTTGGTGGGCTTATCCGAACGCCCTGCCCAATCGTTCCATAGTCCCAGGGGCAACCTCCAGCATGCGCGGCATAAAGTGCATCTGCGATGTCCTGATCACTTGCGGTTCCACCAACACAAACCCACATCGCATTTGGAAGTGTGAATTGAACTCCATTTACCGTATCGACTGCCCCGGTATTATTTTCCACGACGTTGACTGACGTTGCGTTATCTACAGCCAGAACCGCAGATTGGATAGCCCCTGAAGATCCAACACCCTGGTTGAATAGCCTCTGGTTTCTGGCGATTTTTAGCTGGGGATCATTAAGCGCAGTTGTACCGGGGATAACCGTCGTGTTGGCAGTTACAAGCGCCTGGCCCCAACCAACGGTCCCATCAATAATGCGAAGCTCCTGGGTTGGAAGAGGGATTGGCCCAAAACCCTCAGACGTCAATGACACAAGTACTGAACCAGCAGGCGGGATCGTCGCACCGATGGATAGCGAGAAGACGGCCCCGGTAGAACTCTCCACGCGGCTGCCAGCAGGAACCACAGTGCCTGGCGTCCCGATGATTGATATGCCGTTGGCTATCGTTGACTGGTTCTGGCCGCGCGCGATGCCTAGGAGCGATGCGATGGCGTCTAGGTGCACGCCATAAGAAAGATCAGGATTCAAAAGGTTTGCAAGGTCAGCGTTATTTCTCATCACACTTGACCTTGCGATAGCCTCTGCCGCAATCAGAGTGCCTTGCGGCGTGCTGGCGGATACATCCAGGTTTGGCCCAAGCGCCGCGCGATATTCACTCTGCACGTCAGCAAGAATGGTGCTTGTATCAGGAACGATAGTCCCTGTGTCGATTATAAATTGATAGTTAGCTGTCATGGGATCATACCATTTGAGGTTCTTGTTCCAGGATTTGAGCTGATGTGGCCATGTCCTCTGACGCTAGTCCCATCAACAATCGCATCATTCGTTATGACGGCTCCATTCTCAACATTTAGCTTTCCTTTCACAACAACGTCTTTTGTGAAAGTAGAAAGAGGAGAGTCAAAAAGCATCTCTTTAGTAGTCGTCATCTTGATGTTATCCTGTCTTATGGAAACCCTTGTGGCCCCATCGACGGACTGAATCACCATTGCTTCACTGTCTTCTTCTGATATTGTATATTTTCTGAATACATCAGTGATGAACATTGAGTCGTCAAACTTATGCGCCCTGCTAGTTGCGGGCGCGGCCTCTTCAAGCGTCTGTTTGAACAAAGTAAGATCGCGATCAGCCGCGATAATCCAGCCTAAATCGCCTTTTGATATTGGGAAACTTATGTGGAACTTGCCAGCGCCAAGGGATAGCGCTGGAACTTCGATGATACTGTGACGGGAGATGTGATTCCCCTCGACCGTCACCCACATAATCAAAGGTTTTACTGTGACCAAATTTTTCGCTCGATCAAAGCTTACAACCTCAGCAGGCATCATTTGATCAGACCTAAGTTCCGCCTGACGCATCATCGCCTCAAGTGCCGGCCACAGCCTACTGCGCTCCCCCGACCTTGAGTTGATAAGCGGTTTTAGATCATCGGCCATAACAAACCCTTTTGTTTGGAGGGATTATATAGCAGTGTGGTCGGAAACGGGAATCAGCGCCGCTTTACTTTCTTAGACGCTGCTTCGTTTGCCAAAGCCTCGCTTAGACCTTTGGCCACCATTACATCGAACAATTTGAAAGCGTCTTGCAGTGAGTAGTATTCTTCAAGCTCCCTCATAGTCGCCGCGCCATCTTGTATTATTTGAGATACCATCGGGCTTACGTGATTACTAGACACTGAACTACTCTGCTCAGTCAGCCTTTTTGGAACCTTAACACCGCTCCAATCCCCGATGAATCCAAAGTTGTAATCCCTAACAAGATCAACAACGCCATTTAGAACAGCAATCGCCGGCAATATTAATGTTGCATCTTTCACATACTCATTAATATTGAATGGGTCTGATAAAGTAAGCCAAACGCCGTCAACTTGAACTTCTGTATTCAGTAGAACATCAACTGGGCTTATTTTTTCCGTCTTTGAAAGTATTTCTAGGCCCTGTATAGCGGTGAACTGTTTAGTTCTGTACCTGACGCCATACGCGGTAAATTGGGTTGACTTGGTGCTCACGCCGGTGGACTCCCGCTTGACTTGACATAGAATGCATTATCTCTTGTCGTCAAGTCATACTCAATTTCTGTAATAACGTAAGTGTTATTCACCCCTGGGTTCATTGTTGATGTTATAGTCGCGGCCTGCGCAAGCTTAATAGACGGGTCCATCATCGTCACAAAAGTCGCGCCCCACTCAGTCCACATTGGGGTTCCGATGAATTCTTTCAACTCGGCAATCGCACCGACATTTATGACCTTGTTACGGTCTTTCACTATCAACTGGTCATTGTCGATAAATGCCGCGACATCAGGCCTGAAGAGGTTCTGTATGTCAATCAGAAGTGCGGACCTTGTGAAGACCGTAGCAGATGGATTTGTTACAATCACTTCGTTATATGACGTGTCACATATAAAGCTCTCCCCCAAACCCATTTGTTCAGCAGCCCACTTGACGTAATTCAAATAAGTAGTTGTTGATGGTGCAGGGCTTGTTACGAATGCCGTTTTATCGATCTGCCTTGAATAGCAAGTGATCCTGACAGTTATATCCGGAGGGCCTGCTACGTAATCAACCAGGGCGATTTGGCCTGTGAATACGATTGCCGTGCTGGATGATGTTTGCCCAGAGAAAGCCGCGCCCTGATAGCCTGCTTCTATTTTGACGTTAATCCAGTCCGCAGATTCCTGTCCAGATTCAACCTGACGCTTATGCCAAGCGGTGAATTGAGACAAAAGCTGTTGGCGCAGGCTGGTCGTCATACCTGTTATCTCAATGCTCGCCCTGCTTTGAATTGCCAGCGCGGCCTTGTAGACCTTAACCTTCATGTCAATATCACTTCCAATAATGACGTCGCCGCCAGGAAGTGATATTGTTACATTCAACACCCTTTTATTAAGTGCCATTAGTAGCTCAACCCATCTGCGTGACCGTTCAAGATATCATTGATATTCTCAGTGAGCTTGCCACTAACAGCCTCTGCGGTCGCCTCTGGATTTGCGACTCCTTCCACATTGATTACGATTGATCTTTCACCAAGCGTGATTGACCTTCCACCAGCCTGTGAGTTGTTGACGACCTCGGCACTAAAATTCCTCATTGAGTTAAGGCCGATTTGCTGCTGCTTGATCTCATTCAATAGTTTCGCGCGTTGACTTGGAGGGAGAATCGCACCCATCGATTCAGTTTGCATTTGCTTAATGCCATTCTGAATGCCGCGCTGGATTTGATCTGATGCGAACTCAACGTCACCCCTATTGATCGCGCCCTGCTGCAACTGCTGGACGGGAACCCCAAGGCGCTGAGCGATGTTCTGCTGCACTGCTTTCAGGCCCATCTTGTCCCTTGACTCTCCCAACGGCTCTCTGTATGGCGCTTCGCGTGCTGGCGCGGTCCGGTTGGTTGGCACGGGTTGATTCGGACGTGTTGCCGGGGTGTCAGGGGGTTGATTCGGACGTGTTGCCGGGTTGTCAGGGGGTTGGTGTGTGGTTGGGGCGACAGGCTTATCAGAGGCCATCGAGCGAGCCAGAACGCGCGCGCTGTTTGTCGCAGTCTTCCCGACAGACTGCGCGGCTTCCTGGTTATACTTTTGGTATTGCCCCATAACCTTAACAAGGTAGTCGGCTGTTTTTGGACCCCATCCAGCCCTATTCGGACCTGCGTGGTAAGCCTTAATTGATGTGCTTAAATCTTGATATCTGTCAAGATTTTCCCTTATAAGTTTTGCCGCGCCCATGATGTTTTGTTCCGGATCATAGCCATTCTTTATCCCAAGCGCCTTAAAGTTGGCGGGCATTACCTGCATAATACCTTGCGCACCAACTGAGCTAGTCGCCTTTGGATCGAAATTGCTTTCGACTTTAGCGTGAGCTTTCAGAAGATCAACTGGAAGGTTGTACTTTTCCGATGCTTGTTTGAAATATTTATCAAACTTCGTCACAACATTGCTTTCGAATTGCGCTTGGTCAACCACAGTGTTCGTCTCGACCATGCGCCGAGACTTGTCATCGGCGGGATCGGAACCAAGACCAGCCGCGCGGCCTATCTCCCCTGCCCACGCTGCCCACGCCTGCCGCTCGTCTATCGCGTTGGCGAAGGTCGCTACAGCGCCGGAGAACATGTTGATCGCCAGGCCAAACTTGTTGGCCGTGCTCAGCCCCTCTTCGTTGGTCTTGTCCTGCGCATCCGCGTTTTCACTGGCACTCTTGCTGACGACCTTCGCGGCCTCTTCTGTTTTGTCTGCCGCTGTCTTTGATACGTCAGCAGCCTTCTTTGACTTATCTCCAAGGCCAAACGCGCCCTTGACAAGCCCCATCAAGAATGATGTTCCGGTGCTCACGTCGCGCTTGCCCTGCGCCGCCTCAAGCATTTTCACCGGGCTCATTAGGTCGCCGACAAGGCCTGCCGCCTGATTAACGGTAGCAGCCTTTGGGTTTTTAACCATGTCCTTGTTCCAGGTCGGAAGCTGATCGACAATGTATAAAAGTTGGTTAATGAATTCAGTCAGCTTAGGCAATACTTTTTGCGCAAGCTCATTTGAAGCCTCTCGAAATTTCTCATTCAACTCAGACATCGAGTCGTTAAAAGTCTTTAAAGTTTCTTCAGCTGCAAGGCGCTTGTTCGCCTCATCATCGGTCAGCTCTGTGATCCTTCCCATTTCACTGCCAAGCTTTGACATGGCAACGAGGGCGTCCTGTGAAAGCCCCAAGTCTTTGGCAACGCCTTGAACCTGCCCCTCTGAAAGACCTTTCAAAGATGTGGCAAGGTTTGTGACGAAATCTTTTGTGCTAGCAGGGCCAGTAGTCCTGTTGCCGGGGTTGACCCCTAGCATGCGTAGGCGCTTCGCTTCGACGCTCGCTATGCCGGTTGGGTCTTGAAATGCAGCGTTTCGCAGCTCCGAAAGACGCTTAATAGTGTCATTTGCCTGCTCTTCATTGACGCGTCCACCACTAGCTTTTCTGATCTGTCTGCGCCAGTTCTCAATACGTAGAGAGCCAACCCCAGTTTCTTGTCCGACGATTCGCTGCGACTCATACTGATTGCGAAGATCGATGACGGATTTAATCGCCGCGCCAACGCCAAGGACGGCAACACCAGCGATGGCGAACTCTGCGCCAAGGGCCGCCACAGCAGTGCGCGCGGCGTTGACCCCTGGGATAAGGCGCCCGACTTCTTCCGCTGCGCCTGACGCGAACTCTTGCACGCCCTTGCGCGCGCCTTTCGACTTGACCTCAACGCCGTCCATCTTTTTTCGAAGTTCTTCAAGCCGCTTTAGAGCTTTGTCAGTCTCTACGGCGTACTCCATAACAAACCTGTCTAGTTCATCAGACATCACTCACCGCCATTTGATTCAGCGCGAATGCGGTCGGCATTCTCCATTGCTGGTCCGATCATGGTTGCGCATTGAGCCAGAAAAGAAACTGCCAGCTGCGCACCGATATCTGACCAGTAGTCAGGTCGTGATGCGTGGGTTTCTGGATCAATGCCGTTATCCTTCAGAACGGCCTCAAATACTTCCTTTACGTTATCCCAAGTCTCCAAGTGGTTGTCGATAAGTGCACTGGTAGAAAGCGGGATCAAACGCCCATCAGGCGCGATAACGGTCGCATAGGAAAGAACCTCAAGGGTAAAGGCTCTCCGAAAATCTTTGTCTGAAGATGCCGCGAAAGAGATGAATTTGTTCTGGATCTCCCATCCATCCAGCGCCTTGAACCGTTCTATTTCAATGCCTTTTACACCGGATGTTGTTGAGATTTCAAACATTTCAGACCCCTATTTGATTTTTGATTCGATTGTATAGTGATGTAACTGCCGTGCCTGCGCTTGACAGCAGACTTCCAACGCTAGTCGCGGCCGTGCTAAGTGACGCCCCAACCCTACTTGGTGACTGAACTCCAAGCCCATAGTTGTCGCTATCTGAGTCTTGTGCAGGATTGAATCTAGAGCCTGATGCGACTATTACTTGCTCAAGAGTAACTATCACCTTTGACGCGGAAAGCATTTCAGATGATTGCTCGACTTCCACATCAGTTACCGACATGGAGTTGGCGACTATGGACTTGGATGTTATGGATATTGTAACCGTAACGTCGGCAAAAAGGCCGAGCACGTTTTCTATCAGAGATATATTGTCTGTTATGATAGTCACACGAAGCCTAGAAGGCCGCAATATCTTCGCAGTCTTCACATCTTCGGATAACAATTCACTGCTTACGCTCGCCTCATTCAACTGCTGGTTCGAAAGAGGCGAATTCGCATTATCGGAATCAGAGATTATCGAGACATCAACGATTCGCGCGGCAGTCCAACAAGGAACTCCGGTATTTTCATTGATAAAACTTGTTGATGGTTTGCTGGAAAGTGCAGATAGGATCGACTTCGCCATATCAAAAGAACCCAGATATTCTAGACTTGAAAGAAGATGCCAATCCTTGAACATTGCCTCTGGCAGTATTCAAAATTTGAATCCCCCTGTCCATGGTTGTCGAATCTGCCGCCTGAGATACTGATACCGGCATCACATTCTGCAATAACAACTGTTTGAATGTTATTTGGAAAGGGGCGCCAGATAACATCTCTTTTGACTGCATGTTTGACGTTGCTTGAATCATCATATTCTCAAAAACAACACCTTTTGATGTTACTCTGAGAAGAGATTCTCGGTCAGACGCCAGCGATATTACTTGCTCGACTTCATCAATTGAAGGGCATATCGCCTCAACAGTCAATTGAGCGCTCTTGATTATTCTTGTGTCTACGATTGAAGTGCCATCCTCTCGCATATGTCTTGGTACGGAGGATGTGAACCTGGATGAGACTTTTTTAATTTTTATGCCACGGATAAGCTGCAATCCAGCCATCGTCTCAACGCGAAAGTTCGCCTTTGAAAAAAGGCTCGACAGGATTGACCTTGCCACTTATCACCCCAAAATTGAACGTGCAATGTCGGCGCCAACTTGACGGATGCTCTGGGCGCCGCTGAATGACCCAAACACAAACTTGAAAATGTTCCCTTTCAGCCTACCTTCACTTATGATGGAATCACCAAGAGGGCCACTCAGGATGCTGCCATTAGAAAGTGCAACAAGACCGTTCTGTGGGTACTGAATGACCATAGAAGTTACATCAGGAAGTGGTATGAAGTTTGAAGACCCCTTCCTAGATTGAAGAAGCATTTTCAAATTTATGTCATCTTCAGTCCCAGGGATTACGGAAACTGATACGATAACCGCCGCGCCTTTGTCAAACGTAAAAAGCGACCCATCAAGCAGGATTTCATACCCAACTGGTTCGATTTCCTCAAACGTGATAGGGTCTTCATCATCAGCGAATTCTTTGATGGTAAATCCATACGGGAACGACTGTAGGGCTACAATCGTCGCCTTTGTTCCAAACCCGCTGATGTTCTGCATGATGAGTCGCTTCCTTCCTGATTACTTCTGCTTCTTGGAGGTTTCAGAAGCCTTCTTGGCGTCTTCAGCCTTCTTCTCTTCTTCCTTCACCTTTTCGGCGTCCTTCTTCAACAGCTCCTCTTCCTGCTCCTTGGTGAGAGCAGGAGTTGCCGGACCATTGCCATTCACCACATCAGCAGTCGCGTCGTGGCGCGCGGCATCGGTCGTAACGAACGCATCCCCATTGACCACTGGCAGGCCATCAGGGCCGGCCTTGAGAACGGAATTCCGCTGAACCTGCTCTTCGTCCGGATTTACAACCGTGTCAATCTGAGAGGATGGGATTCCATCGCTCAACAGCGGGCCATCACCTTCCATCCAATCGGGAACGTTCCGGTTCTTTTCGATTTCTGCGACGGTGGTCCGACTTCCAGCATTGTCCGACTGAACCATGATCCCATGGGCGAACTGGGTATATGTCTTCTTCGTGTCCATAATCAATCCTGTTGGTTTGCGGTGTTGTTAAGCGCAACCTGACCGTACACGGTCAAGATTTGTGCATCAAAAACGAACGAATTTCCATTGACGTTGATTGTCAACGCTTCGATGCTAAGAACATCGGGGACGGATAGAATCGCATCAGACAGCGATTTCCTGGCGGCGTCGAAGTCTGGCTGAGGCGAGAATATTGACTCAAGATACCTGACGCCTTGGCTGATATTGAAAATGTTCTCTGCAAGCCTCATTTTCGTTGCTTGGCGAACGCTTTGCACGCAGGCCATCTGATCTGATATCAAACTCAGATTTCTGCCATCTGGCAAGTAAAGGTCCTCCAAATCATTAGTCTTCAGAGTAACAATTGGCATTTACTCACCACTCAACATTAAAGACTGAAACTCTTTGAACTCAACTGAATCCAGAAAATAAAGACTGCAAGTGGATCCAAAACCTGTCCAATCTGCATCAAAGTCAAAAACAAAGTTTCCAAAGTTTGGCGCAGTCATATAGCTGTACGGCATTAGACCGAATCCACCGAAGCAACGGACGCCAGAGATTACGCGGCGTCCGTTTAGCGATATGTCAGCGCACATGAAGCTAATGCTTTGAAAGATGTGAATCTGCCAAAACGCACCATCCAAATTGAACGAGACCGTTTGATTTGGAACTGGATTTAGCTCAACCTTGTACACTATTAACCTTCAACCTTCGTCTTGTTCTGGAAGCGAAAGCGCCAAGCACGGGTTTCAAACCGACCTGCCGCGCTGATCTTGGGCATGATCGTGCCGGTGACCATGACGCCTTCTGAAAAGGATTCGATGCTGCCGTCAGGGTAGTTTACTGTGGCGGCGATCTTATCGCGTGCAGAGCGCTTTCCAAGGCCAATTCGGTTCGCCTCGAAAAGAATTTCGAAATTCTTGTCATCATCACTGCCCGCAATGACATTGAAAGTGAATTCGCTCATCTGAGGACGAGACCAGTTAAGGCCGTGGCCATTCAAGCCCATTGCAGTATCTGCGAGCTCAAAATCAGGAGTATCAATTGGACTTGCGTCGTCAGCGAAGGCGGTTACCTGAAAGCCGGTTGGGAATGTCGCGGACGCGATTACGGTAGCGGAAAGGCCGAATCCAGAAATGTTTTGCATTTTTTGCTCCAGTTTGAAATTGGGCGGCAGGAACCCGCCGCCCATTAGTTTAGATCAGGATATCGCGGCCTTCCACGAACCTGATGGCGTTGTCCTTTGCGTAGATCAGCGTGTAAGACGCTTTCCACTCCGTCAGGCCGCTATTTTCGTTCACGTAGGAAGAGAAAGTCACATCGATCCAGTAACCGATAGTTGCAACCTGCCGCCAAGCCGTTGCAGAGCCAGAAACCTGCGTGATGTAAAGTTGCTGGGCAACAGAAAGAGTCGCGCCGGCCGAAATGGTACCATTGTCCTTGGCGACGTTGATGGGGTCTTGAAGGATCGCGAGGATTTGGCCTTGGCCAATTTCATTTGCTGGCACGCGACCGACTGCGAGGAAGAAGGTCAAGATTGCGGATGTGATCGCGGACTTGATCCACATCTCATTGGCGTACGTATTCATATCAACAGCAGCCGTCGAATCGCCACACAGGACGCCGCGCTGATAGAATGCGAGCTGCTGGCCTGCGCTCTGCGTCACACCGATGTAGTTGGCGCGCAAAGAGTCGGCGAGATTCGCAGTTGCGTCATCAGTTACTGTGATGTTTCGTGCACCGAACTGATAGAACATATAGTTCTGGGTGGCATTCGTGGTGCTGTAGTCGGTCGCAGCGAGAATTTCACACGGAGCCTGGTCGATGAAGTCGTTCGGCAGCGTCGAAGAAAGGACGTTGAGGGCGCAGCCGGAATAACCCTTTACGGCAGCGAACAGCTCATCCATCGCACCAATAGGCGCGGCAACGCTGAAGATATACAGGTTGTTCTGAGAGTGGTTCCAGAGTGCGATTTCTGCAATCTCTTCAACCGTCATCGGCGCCTGTGGCGTTGCGAATACCAGCGACCCCATGTTATTGCTGATGGCGACGCTCTTCTGCACCGCATCGAGCGCGGTATCTGCGCCTTGGCCTGCGACGTTGATAGCGCCGGCGGCCCCCCAACCCAACAGCGCGGCCGCGTCGGTGGGCGCAGCCGGCGAGCCGCCCAAGACTACAGACAAGGCGCCGGAGCCAGTTACGCCACCAACCAGTGTGAATTGGTTGGTATTCGTGTTGTAGGTAACGCTGCTGGCCGCGAGCTGGCCGGCGACCGCTGTACGAATTCGCGCCTGAAGTAGCGCAGCGACGGCAGTAAGGCTCGCCGCTCCAGAGAGGTCAATTGCACCGACTTGGCTTGCCACGCCATCGACAAGGATGGTAAGAGTCCCGGCGGAGACTGCCTTGAGATTTGCAAGCGACTTCGCCTCAGTGTCTCCGACCACAGATGGGGCGATTGGCGAGTTTACCCAACGCGAAAAGCTGATGCGTTTCGGGCTGGTGATTTGCTTGCTGATGAATCCCAGGTACGCCGCTGCGCGGCGGTACTCTTCAGAGTTCGATCCAAAGAAAGACGCGACGGCATCAGGCGATGTGAACTCAGCCACAATCCCTGGTGACAGAAGGGCGTTCTGGGTGATGACGCGCATGCCAAGCTCACGCATTGCAACGTTTGCACCTGCACCAACACCTGATACGATGCGGATATATCGATTTTGACTAATCATTTCTTGTCCTCATTAGGTTACTTTGCTTGAAACGGATTTCCACATCTGCGCGGTGTCGATCAAAGGTTTATCAAACCCTTTTGCTGCAATCGTTGAGGCGGCGTTAGCTTCCCACTGCCCATCCTTTATACTGTCAACAATCTTCGCTTCCATTGCCATGCCAATCTGTCCAAGTGCCTGATCAGCAGTTATTTTTCCATCCGCCACTCTTTTGTTAATTCTCGATTGAATGCTGTTTCTATCCCTTCGAAAATTATCAACGGCAAGGCGCATGAATGGCCTCGCGGGTATTGTATCCGTTCCGAACTCGTTTATACGAGCGATTTTAGCAACCTGGACACCTTCATATCCTTTATCAGAAGCGAGGTATCTAGCAGACTCAAACCAACCAGCCTCTATCTTTTTGCTTGTAAGCGCTTTGATTAACTTCATCTGCGCTGCAATTCTTTTCTTGGTTTTATCTAGTGCCATCAATCACCAAACCTTCAGCAGAAGTCACTGAACCTACTGGCATGACTATCTCGCGGCTGTGGGTAAGAGTTATATCAAATATCGGGAAAGCTTCCACCTGTCGCTTGTCATTCTCAAGAAACTGATTTGAAAGGTTTGAAACTTTCAGTACACTCACGCCCAATGGCAGCCAAAGTCGAATCGTCTGCCTTGAAGTGATGAACATCTTTATGAGATTAGAAACATCAGATGCAGTTGGGATGGATATGTCTGAGGGGTTTTGCCTGATGACGCACATGACTTGGAATTTGGTCTCAACCAGCTGAAATTCCTTTTCACTATACCCATCAGCCGTTGTTAAATTTTTGGTTTGGCCACTTCCGAAATGTGTGTCATAAAGCTTCTCAAAGAAAACAGCAGAGACGCTTGGAGCGCCCTGCTGTGTCGGTTGAGGCTTCTGAATCAGTGGGAAGGCCCAGCCGCCAAGTGCAATTGCCTCATCAATCCGATTTGACAAAAGGATTATCAAGTCATTGTCTTTCAAGGAGGCGCCCCATTTTGAACTGTAACTGGTGGTGTAATTGGCACAGTTCCTTTCCCTATTTCAACCGCTAGGCATTCAACCCAACCATCACGCTTGAACCAGGATGTCTGGGTGACCAATTGATACAGGACGCCTTCAAAAACAAATTGGTCACCAGACGTATCCCTGTCAATATCAATCGCGTTTACTTGGGCAAAGACGGTGACGTAATTCTTCTGATACTCAAGGCCCATGAACATATACTTCTCGCGCGGCACTGCCTGCACGGAAGCTTTTACAGAAAATGGCGGTGAGAATTCAGTAATCCACTGGCGCACTTCATTCAATCTGCGTTCGCCGAATTGATAATACTGAATTTCTTGCGTCTTAATGAGCCTAGACGCCCGCCTGAAAAGGTTTGATCCTGGGATCATTAGTAGAACACTCCACCGACCTTCCGAAAGCCTTTTCGCTCTGGCAAGCCGCCAACAGAAAGTCCGCCAACAGATTTGACGTAGAGAAGAGCCGACAGAGACTGGCCAAATGGACTTTGCGCAAGCCACCACTTCCACATGTTGTCTGCTGGAGGGGCGAGCATTGAGACGCTAATTTTGTCGATTGCGGCACTAGTTTCGAAGCCGCCCTGGGAGGCCCCAGGGTCTTCGGATGACGCGTTGAGGCCGAGCGTCATCAAATGGGCAGTGAGATAGTTCATCGCCAACTGCGCGCCTTTTCCTGAAATCATCGCGCATGGGGAGTTTTCAAACTTCATGAACTCACTGGCCATATCCCAGTATGCCGAAGCCAGAGCCTCTGGATACTTCGTTTCATCCGCGAACATAGGAAATTGCTTCCTGAATATCGCGTCATCATACTGGTTTCCGTCCATCAGATTCTGTTCCCTTCAGACTTCATCTCTGTGGTCACCTTCACTTTCTGCTTGAAGGTGGTTGGGGTCAACTGCGCGAAGCCGTCGCGCGCTTCCATACCGGAAACGATGCGCTTGACTTCACGGTGATTCCCTTCAACATCCTTCTCGCTCACGGACACGCGGCCGGCCGCGAGATGCTTCTGGAAAATGTGGTGGTCTTTCAACTTCGCGTAGCGCTCGGTGCTGATCGGAGTAACGATGCCAGCGGCCGTCCACATCGGCGAGCCTTCACCATCTTGCGAGACTTCGCCAAATCCACTGCGCATGCTGGGAAGGTTGGCGCCGCCGTGAATTACAATCTTGTCTTTTACGCGCGGCAGATTGTCTACCACCTCATAAAAGGTGTATGAAACGGAACTTGTCATCGTGCTGATTACGTATACCTTGCTCATTTTGTAGTCCTATTTATTTGACGTGGTGATCTAAGCCCCTACAGCCCGCACCATCGTTTAGAAAGATGGGCCGGTTTTACCCGACCCATCTGCGCTTGCCACTTTCGGAATTAAATCCCGATCACACGATGCACTGCCCAGGGGCGCGTGCACAAAACACCAGCGGTTGCGTTGCTGTAGTCCTCAACATACGACTTCGCGCGCTTCTCCACACCCAGCGTCATGAACTTGGTCTGCACCAGCTGGGCGAAGGTCTGGCCGCCATCGGTCGAGCCATCGATGGAAGAATCGACATTCTCGGCAAACAGATAGAAGCAGGCGTCAACGTCGCCGCTATTTTGGACCGCCGACAGCTCAGGAGCCGAGACAATCCGCAGCTTCGGATAAGTCTGGGTGATCCAGTCACGCACGCTCACGCCAAAGTCGGTGGTGATCGACAGGAAGTCAACATGGGTGGTCGGAAGGGCCAACGTCAGCTCGACCTTCTGAGGATCAATGTTGTCCTGCGACTTGGAACGGAGCGCGGCAATCGCGGCGCGAAGCTCACCGGTGATCTGCTGGAAAGTCGCGTTTGCCCAGCCGCCGACGATGGTGGTGGTAGCGAATGCCGGCAGGTTCGGATCATTCAGGAATCCGAAAGTGCGATTCAGACCGTTGTTCCAACCGAAGAAGCCGATTGCATTGCGCATGATCTCAAGACCAATTGCAGCGCTCTGACGCTTCGTGTCGGAAGAGGAAAGGCGCATTGCGGCGGTGCGACCTTCTTCCAACAGGCCAACCGACATGCCGAGTTCGCCGCGCACGATGGTGCGACGCTCAAAGCTGGTGTTCCAGCTTGCCAACGGGATGTTGGTATAGTCGCCATATTCGGTCGCGGTCGCGGCCGGCTCAACGATACCCTGAACGATTTCTTGGTCTTCCCAGTTGCCAACCGTCTTGATACCGACGATATCGTCAATCTTGCGCGCAGCCGTCAGAATCTTGACGAAACCCGGAAGCCACGATTGCAGGAACTGGATTGGGGTGGGGATGCTCGCGGTGGTGACCGGTGCGGTGAATGCGGCGTCGCCAACGAAGCCGTTGCTTCCACCGGCCAACAGCTGTACCTGCTGGTGCACGATGGACGGATCGAAGTGCAAGCCGATTCGCTGCAATGCCATCACAGCGGAGTCGGTGACACTCTGCATCACGAACGGGCGCGCGTTGCGGCCGCTGATGAAGGAGTGGGTCTGAGAAGCCTGTTTCATATTTTTGATCCCTTACTGGGTGAGTTGGACGATGGCGTTTCCGACCACCAACGCACCTTCCGCCGAAGCCGTAAGGCTCTGAACGGTCATCACGCGGGCATTCGGGATCAGGACGAAGCCGGCAGGAACTGCGGCGCCGGACGGGAGGGTGATGAGCGCGCCGTAGGGCAGATCAAGCAGGTTCTGCGCGGCGGTGATGGCGCTGGAGACGTACGCAACGCGGTCGCCAAAAGCGATGTTCTTGATGGCGCCGGTTTCGTTGAAGACTTCAACGACCAGACCAGTGACCATGTCGAAGAACTCGCCTTCAGAGCCAACAGGCAGCTCCAGGGCAGCCGTCAACGAGCCGTCCGCAGTACCCGACAGGGCGTAGTGCTTCGTGTGGCCCAGGATGCCGAAGAAGAGCGGGCCACCGACGATGACGCGCGGCGCCTCTGCGGCGTAGGTAGAGCCACCCGGAACGTTTGCGCCAACGACGCCAGCTTCACCGGACCAGCCGAACGCACGCGTGATGCGGTTGGTGGACGCGCCCGGATCGGTGCCGACCGTAGCCGACTCAATGCGCGCGACCTTGCCGCGCATCGGGCCATCGCGGACGATATCGCCCGGAAAGCCGGTGGTGTAATTGCGCTGAATGGATTGCTGGAACATGATTACTGGCCTCCGTTGATGTATGCGTCCAACTCACTGGACGGGGCGTTGCGGCTGTCACCAACCACGCTTGCGACGGCCTGCACCGCCTTACGGGCAGACTTGGCGCCAAGTTCGACACCGGTCAGATAGGCGTCGAGTGCCACCGACTCCTGTCCCTTGGGGGCGTTGATCTTCAGCTTCTTCACTCCATAAGCAGCGACTTGGCGTGCGTCCATAGTCGCGTGATCGAAGGCGCCAACCACGTTAGAAAGCCGCTTGTAGATGCGATCCTTAGCAGCAAGATCAGCGTAGAAACGGCCAACCGCAGCATCGCCTGCCTGTGCGTGCTTTCCTGCTTCGGGGCCGGGCGACGCCTTGCCGTTGGCCGCTTCTGCGGTGTCGTTGGCGTTTTCACCTTCGCCGCCGGCTTCGCCTTCGCCATTACCCGCCTCGCCTTCGTTGTTCATGCCGCCTTCTTCTGCGGCGACAACCGCCTCAAGACGCGTCAGCAGGTCTTTGGCCTGTTCGATGAGAAGCTCAACTTCAGACTTCGTGCCTTCACCGGCCTCATTGGCAGCGGCGGTCGCGGCAACTTTGGCAGCAGCTTCAGCCTCGCCTTCGTTATCCACATTCAGCGCGGACATGTCGTTTTCATTTTGAGCAACGGCAGGAGCCGGCTCACCCTGGTGCTCAGGCTCTTTCATCTCTTCCGCCAGAAACTGGTTCAGAGCTGGGATCAGAGCCTTGAGCTGTTCAACGGCATTGTCCGCCGCCTTTTTGCGCTTCGCCAAGTTCGGCATTTTGGAACCCTCATCGGATGGTACTGCGTCGAAATTAAGATGGTCAAAGCACAGACCATCCAACACCCTTGCGCCGGGCACACGACCTTCCATGACCAGCGCAATATGATTGCCGCGCATGTTGTATTGGATCACTTCATAATGATGACCATCCCACACGCCCGGCTTGAATTCAAAGTCGCATGCATAACCCAAAGACAAATCACGCTTATTCTGCGCCAATGCCCGCTGCGCCTTCCTGCTGAAGATTTTGATGTCGCCGCGCATCCACGGCTTGTCATAATAAACATTGCTTGTGAGAACGCCGTCAACTCCATAATTCTCTGGAGCCTCCGCGTCATCATCATCCTCAAAACCAGATAGCATCTCATGGTCGATGATGAATGGTACGTTCTTAAAAGATTCAATCGCGGCCGGGTCGTTGATTGCAGACTCAGGACGATAAACCTTCACAATTCGATTTGGATCGCCAGGCAGGCCGAGTTGGGCTGCGCTATAATCAAAAATGCCAAAAGACGAAATCGGGCAACCTTCGATCAGGACGAATCCGTTGTCATCGATTTTACGCGCGCTTGGCATTATGTGTCCGCTGGCATTGTTCGGGTGTAAGTATACGGTCCAAACTAATTGTGGGCAAGCGGAATATACAAATAAAATCACCACCAAAGACTTTATATTCAACCAATTACAGCCGGCCACCGATTATTGATGACCGGCTGTAAGTTACATCAGATACAGTACAGTTATGACCATTACATCAGCAACCATATATCTTCGGTCGCAAAATGAAGAGTCGTTGAACGAGCTGCATATCTCAAAGATTCTTGGTCCAATCTGAGTGATCATCGCAAACATATCAGTTTTCCGGTTAGTTTAAAACACGCGTTGGACTGCGCAGACTTGGCCAATCCATTACTAGCGAGCGCGATTGGCCGGGTGCTCGCTGTTCTTAGATGACCGGTACTGCCCGGCATCTGCAATTGATCGCCCAACCTGGCGGCCCCTGGTCGTTCTTTGGGCCTTCCCATAGGCGAGGGTCATCGATATCGAAAATCTCACCATCCTTGTCAAGATGCGATTGGCGCGGCACTTTACCAGCAGAAGAGTGCACCCACTTGAACTGATCAACGCCGTTTTGGCGCATTCTTTCAGTGTTCAAAGATGAATAAACTTTACTGTTCTGATCACGCGCGATTAGCTCAGCGCGCTTCTTTGAAAACTCTCCAGCGCTCTTTACTGCGTTGAAAATCCCGCTTACACCCTGCTCTTCTGGGTTTGGCGATGTTACAGAAAGCATCACCGCGCTGTAGATTTTTTCGTGGACTTCTCTTTGAATATTTTTGATCAAGGTTTCGTTGAACTCAACCGCGCCCTGAAGCGTGTTCTGGATGCTAGCGCTGTATTGAACTTTCGGCTGCTCAATACCCGCCGCGCTCATGCTGTACCAAGCCGTTGACTTACTATGCTTATCTACATCAGACACAAATGATTCTGCTTTTTGACGCGCGTACTTTGTGAAGTTTGTCACCCACTTGCGATTCAGAGACTCAAGCGCGGTTTGCATCTTGCTGGATGGTGTTGCGTCTTCTGCAAAAAACCTTTCCATTCCGCGCGTCTTTAGGATCACTTTCAACTCTGACTTGTAATCCTCTAACATCTCTTTGCAGATGGTGTTTAGAGAGTTTTCATATTTGATTCGGATTGGTGCTGAAGGGATAAGCTGAGTCCCTTCAGCCACCGGCGCGGGCGCCTTCCTTTGACGCTTTTTGGATGCCTTAAACGCCATCACTATTCACCGGATATACTTGAATTCCAACGATCAATGGGAGGCTCAGGTCTTCTCCTGAAACCCAATTCTTGAATTCCTCTGCGCTCAACTCATATGCGGTTTCAAGACCGTCAAAATCACCATCATGCGACTCCTCATATGCAGCGCGCGCTGAATCCCAGTCGGAATATCCGATCATGCACTTGTGTTCATCAAACTCACCTGAATTCACATCAAATTGGTTGATAACGAAAACTTTCGATGAAGAGAGGTTTTGGCCAATGAAGCAGTCAACCTCATCGCCATCTGCGCCTTGCGTTCCTTTGATGAATCCATAGTGGTCCGGCATTTTCACAGACCAAGTATCACCAGAAAGGTCTTGGCCAGATCGAATGGTGCCGCGTGGGTTTTCAATAACCGCGACCAGCCCAAGCACCTTTAGCTTGGGAAGTTTTTCTGGATTCGACTGCGGAACGTGCCCAAGGACGCCAACGACGCTTGGAATTGCGCCGGTCGTGCCGGGCATTACCGTGCGCACGTGGCCGTTCGGGGCGTCGCCCGCGCCAACAACTGCGCCGGGTAGGCTGGATTCTATCTGCGAAAGTCTGCTGGACAATTGGCGCAGGATAGCTACGGCCTCAGAATCCCCTTCCAACTCATCGGACTGCATTGGTGCGTTTACGCCAGGCTCCTTGGCGATTGGGAAGACCGGCCCTTTACGGTTGGGCGCAGGGGCCACACCCGGTAGCGCGGCCGTGCCGTCGTCCTCGCGTACCTGCGGCGCCACACCCTGCGCAGCGGCGTTGGCGGGAGCGGGCACCTTCGCCCCTGGCATGCCCATCGCACTTGCGCCCTCAAGATATTCCAGGTTCTCAGGCGACCCCCCTGGCGTCTCCTCTGCATCCTCATCACTGAGGTGGTTGAAGCCGCTGCGGTCATCGTCGCGAAGAGTGTCTCGAACTTCATCTGGCGACACAGAACCCATGTTGACGTACTTCTGGCGCGTGTCTGCCTTCTTGTCGTTCAGGTCCGCAAGTTCCTTGGCAGTCGGCGTATCAACCGGATTCCAAACAACCTCCAGCTCTGCCTCAATACCTTCAGAAAGGCACAGCAGCAGGTAGTGCCGATCAACCATCGGTTGCATGGTGTGGGTCTGGATTGATCCAAGCTCTTCGTGGTAAGACTTGCTTTCAAATTCGCCGGTTGCGTTGAAGCCTTTTGGCGAAGTCCCAAGTAGTTTAGTTGCAGGGGTTTTAGCAATCGCCGCGACTAGCTGAAACTGGTTCATGATGATTGAATCGAAGTCAGTCAGACTCGTGTCAAACTGCTCCATAACCTCATCTTTGCCAAGCACCTTAACCGCGTGGTTGTCACGATATCGAACCCAAGTCAGGAGCTTTCCTTCAAACGACTCCTGGTTTGCTGCGACCGCCTCAAGATCGACGTGGAGGGCAGTTGTGCGCTTGTTGAGCGATAGCAATGGCGCCTCATTGGCGGTGCGCTCAGCGGCATACACGCGTTCATAGATGCGCTGGGTGAGCGGGATGCCGCCAAAAATGTACGTTGGCTTCAGAATGTCGGCCGGCGCAGGACCGGTCGCAATCACCAGGTGGGAGCGGTGATATTTCTTGCCAGAGATGATCCAAAACTCAGGGTCATAAAAGTTGATGTTAGCAGGATCGGCCGTTGATTCAGCCGTCAGCATTGGAGTCATCCAATAGGGATCAATCTGCGAAATACCCTTATACGAACCTTGGGTGACGCCATCTGGGTTGAATGGCTTTTGGTAATAATCATCATCCTCACTATCAACACAGAAGATCGCAACGCGGATGCCGAATACATTCTTGAATCGGTTGAACTCAACGACGTTGTGCATCAACTTGTAGTCGACATCAAGCGCGCGCAGCCTGTCGTGGTCTTCCTGGCTCAGCGCGTTGTCATGCTTCGCCTTGATCACCCAACCGTTGCGCGCGGCATCTTCTCCTGGCATTGAACACGCCTTGTCAACCAGCCAGTTCTGCGCGATCAGCGCGCATGCCTGATATCCAATGAACGTTTGCGCGGCGTACCATCCCATGATGGCGTTCGGAACGCCTGCATTCAACTCGCGCATCTCACCGATAGCGGCCGCGCACGAGTCCATGGCTTTGGCGGCAGGCTCCGCGCGAGCGCTATCCATCGCGCCCTTTGTCGCTGCGCTATCCTTTGGCATGAGCTCAGCAATAGGATAGTCTTTGATCGTCTTTAGTTGAAGCTCGCTTGTCTGAAAGCTTTCACGCCTTGCCCGCATCGCCTGGATAGGATCGAGCGGATCGCTCTGCGGGATCGTCTTTTCTGTGTCACTATCACTTCTCTCTTCCTTCTGGGAGAAAAATGATTTGATACGTTCAAGAATAGGCTTCATTGTTTGGCTGCGCGCGGCGTTTGGTCCGGCGTAGTATACGTGGACGGCGGTGTTTAAGGTGCCTCACATTTGCCATCTGAATAGTGATGGAATACGATAGATCAATAACCAACAGAGACAGGTGATACATGCGAGTTTTCAAAGTTGAATTTGACTGGAGCTATCCATCTGACGACGCCGATCGACAAGCGGAGCATTTGAAGAAGATGGATCGGCGTAGAAGCGCCCTTGATTCTGTCGGATATGTCATGGATGATGAAGAGTTTGAGCGTGAGTCTAGGCATGGCACTATGAAGGTTATGCTTTCTGAGCATGCCTTGCTTGATTTGATGGCTGTGCTTCCAGGGGATGTAAGCAAGGTTTCTCTGGTGAAGATCGGCAACAGCTCAAACACATTTTTGTCCGCTCTTGAAAGTGCGATGAATCGGTTTGAGAAGATGGCGACAGGCGCAGAAGGCGATCACGACGCAATGCGCAATTGCCGTGGCGATTACAGAGGGCATAATGGCCATACCGGCACGCACATCAGCAATAATGTAATGACTAGTTTCAACCACGTCATGCTAATGGAAAATGCATGCACAGACGAATTGCAAAGTAATTTGAATGATGGTTGGAGATTGATTGCAGTCTGCCCGCAAGCCGCGCGGCGTCCTGATTACATCCTAGGGAAGTTCGATCCCGATATCGCTTCAAATCCTGGTTCGGCACCAGGCTTCGCTTTGAGAGCGTAATGGACGGACTATACCCTGAGTTCCGCGAGGCGCCGGTGACGGCCGAGTCCATCCGCACCATTGCTACGCTCCTCAGCAAGGCGCTTGAGCGCGGGCGCAAGCCTCCTGGCGTCCGCTTCTACGCGGCGAAACGCGTTGTCCACCTGCGCCTCTGGCAGCCTTCGAAATATATGGAGCCGACCATCCTGGCACGCTCTCCAGAAGGCGTGGAGCTTGGGATCGCGCGAACCATCGACCGCTTTGCAGGGAAGTTCACAACCACTCAGGTGTGTACTGATGATGAATTGAGGTCAGTTTTATTCGCGCTCAACAGCTATCAAATTTCCGCGCTTGCGTATGAGTCTCAATTCGCGCTATGCTTCATCTGCGGCGATTCGGTTGAGCCTAAGTGCGAATGCGGACGCCACCCAATCCAACTAAATGGCGAATAGAATGGAAGACATCGAGAAGATCAAAGACCGCATCGCCAAGCTCCTGCGTATGGCGGCCGACAACACCAGCCCGCATGAAGCTGCAATCGCGGCATCGCGCGCCCGGTCGCTGATGGACAAATACCAGATCGACGCCGCGCAGATCGATGGCGAGGTGAAGGAAGAGTTCGGAACTCAGCGCGCAAGCCGGGATTACACGAATGTTCCGACGTATATGAACATTCTTTCGGTCGCCGTCGCCCAATTCAACGACTGCCAGTCAGTTCAAGATTGGAACTATGGAGAGCACAACAAGATCAAGAAGATTCGCAAATTCATTGTGTTTCGAGGATATAAGAACGATGCCGATCTGGCTCTTGCGATGTTCACTTATCTGATCGGCACAATCGATAAGCTCTGCAAACAGCATTTGCTGGACAGAGGTATCACTGGCAGGTATCCTCGCGACATTGGCGAGGCGTTCAAGATCGCTTGCTCATCTGAACTTTGCCGTCGCATTCGCGAACTCACTGAAGAGCGCAACGAAGCCGCTGTGGCCGCCAACGCCGCGCAACCTGGAACCGGCCTCGCTATCATCAAAAAAACCGAAGACGTTGACGCTCATTTTGGCGGAACGAAGTACACAAAATCCAAAGCCTATGGACGCCTGTCGGATGACACGCGAGACGCCCGCGAGGCCGGCGCGCGTGAAGGGCGTAAGATCGAAATCCAACGCAGCGCCAATGGTGGCGTGCGCACGCAACTGGAGAGCTAATATGTCTGAGTTCAAAGCTGGTGATTTGGTGCGGTATGGAGTTGGGTCAACTGCGTTGATGGTTCTGCGAAGCCCGCACCCAGGTGGCCGCGGCTGGCACGGCGTTCAATGTATGGGCGGAGTTACATTTGCGCCTTGGCACAAGATCAAACAGCCTAGCCCACGCGACTACAAAACCTGGCAAGAGTGTGAGAAGTGGCGGAATCCTGCCATCATCGACCAAACCATCGTTGAGCCTGCTGATATCAACCAGGCCCAAAAACCTCTTTCGTCGGGATACAAATACCAGGAGCCTGTAATCGACTTCGATGGCTCCGACCTGGCCGCCAGTGGTGGCGTGCGCACCATGCAGGGCGTCGCCTTCACCGATACCCCAGAGGCGACGCGCGACCAGCAGGACAGCGCAGGCGACGCTGAGCAAAGCGCGCCGGAACCGATCACTCCAAAGGATTCGCTATCCATCAACAAACTGGTGAATGTCATCGCCGATCCTGCGCATCCGAAGAAGAGTGATGTTCCGGATGAAGCTGATGACGCGACGGTGGAGGTGGTTCAGATTGTTGTCGTCGCGTCCGCCATTGTGTCGCTGGTGGTAACGTCCATTGTCATCGGGATCAGCGCGGCTATCTGGCACGCAATGAACTAATCAAAGCGCGCCGTTATCGGTTCAGTCAAAGAATCCCTTAGCGGCGCGCTTCGGCTTGATAAATGCCATGATGAATGCGTCTGCAATATTTGGGGACTTGATGCCGCGCGCTTTCAAGTCCTTTTTTGACTCAACTTTGAACCTGCCATTGCCATCCAAATCCTTTTTTGGAACAGAAAGTTCCTGCTTCAACTTGCCAAGCAGTTTTTCAGGGAATGTCGAAGTGTCGATTGAGATAAGTTCATCGACCGGATGGGACGCACCTTGCTCCATCACCTCATAGGTCTTCCGAAAGCGCTCGGCGACCTCTGCCCACTTCTGTGCCTTGATGTTTGCGAAGTGATCTTTGTTTTTGATCACAGTGTGCGGCAGCTTCATGAACACGGCATCTGGGTTTTCAATACCTCCGCCAGCGTTAAATGCTTCATATTTGATCGACAACTTGCGCGACTCGTTCAATTCTTTGAACTTTGGGCCTGCGTTCGCGCCAACGCCAATCGTGTCAAATGTAATGTCCGCTCCGCGCTCGACTGCCAAGTTATAAACGCGAGATGAAGAGTTCAGAAGTTGGTCTTCTAAGCCCTCCCACTCTTCGCAGTACGTTGCAATGTTACCGTGCGCCTCAACGACCGCGTTGGTATCGCCGCCATCATCCGCAATGTCGAAGCCCAGGCGCTTCGGCCCGGCCAACTCCCATACACGCGGGTTGGGTTTGCCAGCGTCCAGCGCGGCGATGCGCTTGTGTGCGTCGATGGACGCGAGGATATAGTTCAGATTGATGACGGACTTGTCTTGGCCCATCTTAACCTGCCCGCCATAAATGTGCTCAGCGTTCTTTCGGTCGCGACGGTAGGCTTCGTGAATAACCTCCAACATCGTATCGGACAAGAATGGATTGCTATCAAAGTTGATTTCTTTGACGACCGTTCCAGATGGTGGATTGACTACGAAGTTCTGATATACAAAGTCCATGTATTCGTCAGGGTTAAATATCAACCAAATCTGCGAACCCTTCTTTCTGATCGTCGGGTTGATAACTTCCCACTGCTCTGCAGTCAGATAATGGGCCTCCTCCAGCCACAGGATATCGACGCCTTCTGTTGACTTGATCTCAGACAGGTTTCTGGCGATGCCATAGAAGAGGAATTCACTACCCGTCACCTTATGCTTGATCGAGGCTTTAGTGAACGTGAACTCACCGTTGAACTCGCTAGCCTCAACTTTGTCTTTGATAAGAGTGTAAACCGACTCGCTGATGCGGTTCTGGAACTGACGGGCGCATAGGAACTTGAGGTGGTAGTTGGCCGCGAGGAAGACGGCGAACCCTGCGGCGTCGTGGCTCTTAGAAGATGCTCGACCGCCGTGGAGCACCTTATTACGGGCAGGCGTGAGCCAGAAGTCTTTCAGAGCCGGGTTGAGTTGGTACATAGAGGCATCGGTTTGGGCGGGCTTTGCGCAAGTATAGGCCGGAGAGGCCCATTCCAC